CAGGGCGCCCCGGCCCCGCACGACGCCCTGTGGTGGTACTGGCGGGCGACCATGCTCCGTGAGGCGCGCCTCCAGGGCTCGAGCAGCCTCTACGTCCTCGCGATCCGTGAGGCGGCCGAGGAGATCGCGCTCTGCCGGGCGTTCTGGACACCCGCGGGGGTGCGGATGCCGGGCTCGCGGGCGAAGCAGTCCCCGGGCCGGCCGTTCGTCCCGCACTGGTCGACCTGTTCCTGGGCCTACGCGCTGATCGACGGTGCGCCGATGGCCGATCTCGACAAGCCGGACTCGGGGCCGGCGGCGATCCTCAAAGACTGCCGGCTCGCCTTCCTGGCGATCCGGGCCAAGGCTCGGTTGCCGAAACTTCACATCCCGGTCCGCAAGTGGGATCTCCCAGAGGGTGGGTTCTTGGCCGCCCTCGACCATGACGAACCGATGAATGACCGCCTGTCCTGGATCGCAGTGGATGCGGCGGGGGAGATCACCGGGGCAAGCGACACCCTGGGCGACCTGCCGGCCCCGGACCGCGCACCCGACCTCGTGGTGGGCGGCGAGAGCTCGGCTGCGCCGGGGGCGCCACCCGATCCCGAGCCGCCACGACCGCAGCGCCCCGCGACGGGGGATGCCGCCGCCCGCGCCGACTTCGCCGCGCGCCTGGCCGGGCTCCGACTCGCGAAGAAAGACCAGGGCGCCCGCATCGACCTCCTGCGCCAGCTCGGCGGCGAGATGACCTCCGGGCAGCTCAGCGCCGCCGCGGACCGCGTCGCCGGCTTCGGGATCGGGGACGGACAAGCGCAGGCACCGGCCTGGCGGAAGCTGGTCGATGACATGCGGGCGGCCGCAGGGACCTAACCCGCGGAGATCCCTCTCATGCTCGACTCCCTTCCTCCCGCCGCCGTCCTGGTCACCCCCAAGCCGTGGTGGCGCTCCCGCTTGATGGCTCTCGGCGCCGGGGTCAGCCTCTATGGTGTTGCCACCTTTGTTGTCTCCTTCGCCCCTACCGTGGCCTCGCTCGGGGGTCGATGGGGCGGTCTCGCGCACATCGCCCTAGGTCTCGCCGTCGCTTATCTCCGGGCCCGGACCTCTCGCCCGATCGCAGGCACTGAGAAAGCGAAGAGCGACGATCGTGGTGCCTAAGCAGCGAGCCGCGGTTCCCCCACTTGTTGATCCCACAGAGAACGTCGTTCGCCGCCAGAATGATCTCCGGGCCGCTGATGAGCACCTCGCCCAGGTGCGCCAGGAGAACATCAGGCGCGAACTCACCCTACGCGAAACCTTCGAGCGCCGACTCGCCGAGGCTGAGGCCGGCCGGCTGAACGCCCTCCTGGAGTTGATCCGCTTGGAGATGAAGACCGGGAGAGAGTCCGCTAGTGCCATGGCCGAGACTCTCCGCGTCACTGTCGAGAATACCCGCCTAGCGCTCGCCGCCCAAGTCGAGAATCAGCGCAAGGAGATCGACGGCCGGCTCTCCGCGATCGAGAGGAATCAGAGCGCTGGCACCGGCAAGGGCGCCGGGATGAACGCCTTTTGGGGGTACTTAGTCGCCGGGGTCATGCTTGCCCTGGCGCTATGGAGTAAGCTAGCCCGCTGATTTGGTTGTCGCTCATTTCAGATAAACAAGAGGAGATCGCTATGCTGTCCCTTCCCGACCCCGAACTCCTCGCCCAGGCGATCGAATACCTGCCGGACGCGCTGGTAATCGTCGACCGCAACAGCCGGATCGTGCTTTTGAACCGGCAGACCGAGATCATCTTCGGATACCCGAGAGCCCAACTCTTGGGCCAACCCCTAGAAATCCTCATGCCTGAGCGCTTCCGGGAGCGGCACCGCGGCCATCTCGCGGGCTTCGCTCAGGACCCGCACGTCCGTCCCATGGGCGTCTCTCTTCCTCTTGCGGCACTGAGCAAGGAGGGCGAGGAGTTCTCTGTCGCGATCAACCTCTCGCCGCTCGTTATCTCGACCGGCATGTTCTTCGCCGCGGTCATCCGCCGCAAGGACTCCGACCCCGCTCCCATGCCGACCGCCGCTCGCCCGGAGACAACGTGAACGACGGGGCCGGCTTCGAACTCTCTGGGTGGACCGAGTACAAACTCCGGATCGACCGAGACCTAGAACGGATCGATCGCACCCAAAAGGAACTAGGGGCGGCCATCGGCGATGTTCGGGAGTTGGTCGGCCGCAAGATCGAGACTTTCCGCGCCGAGGAACTTCAGCGCTTGCGGGTCGAGCAGCAACGTGAATTTGAAAAGGCGGAAGGGGCCGCGACCAGCTTGGAGCGCCGCCTAGCCGAGTTGGACGCGAAGACGGGGGCGGCGCTCTCCGCTCTTCAGGTCAAGGCGAGTGTCTGGGGCGCTCTCGCCGGGGCCGTGCCAGCCGCCATCGCTATCCTGTGGTCTCTGCTCAAGAAATGATGGGTCTGCCGCGCGAGATTGCGCGGGACGCTGAAGAGACGCTAATTACTCCGGCAGTCCCTCTGCCGAGGGAAGACTCCTGTGCACCGTCTCCTGTACCTCACCTGCGCCGATCAATCTCGATTCTTCCTCGGTTGATCGTACTAGAGCTGTCTGCATCGTAGTCATAGTCGCGGCCACGTAAGCCAGTCCACCCATCACCGCACTAGACAGACCCTGTGTCTCGGCTCTATGCGCCGCACTTTCCGCGAGAGCTGCTTGCGCCTGCCGGTTCCCGCTTGCTATCACCCACAGAAGTAGTTTTCGCCCGCAGCCTCCTACCTTGATGAGTCGCTTTACGGGGACTGGTTTGCCGTCGACCATGTCTACGCGCTCGACGATCTCGCTATCCAGATTCTGCCAGTCGGGACATAGACACGCTCGCTCCCAACGGTAGCCGGTCGGGTGCTCAGGGGTGATCGGTACCTCGCTGACGGGGACCCGAGTGCATTGAAAGGCATGAGCGAATGGATGTTGTGTCATAGCTGGATAGTTTAGTCCCCAGTCTCTAGTTCTTCGAGTCTCTAGTTCTTCGACGCCAAGAGCATTTTCAGTTGCGGAGGTCGCCAGGTCGCCGCACCGGATATCGTGTGCGTGTGACCCGTACCACCGCCCTGGTTTGCTGTCGTCGCGGATGAGGAAGCGAGCCCGCCCGCAGCAACGGCGATAGACCCCGTCGCAGCGTCGTAGTTGAGGAATAAAGTACCACCGCCGGGTCCGTGGGCATGTGCGGGCATCTCGGCGACCGTGAGTGTGTGAGCCCCGATGCTTACTCCGACGGTCGGGTCCCAAGCACTTGCTACGAACGTACCTGCCGCGTAGGGTCCGCCGCCGCCAAATCCTGTGGAATTGGTGATCGATACGACGCAGTCATCGTAGGTCGTGATTCGTGTCCAGCCGCTAGGCGCCGCGGCTTGGTACCAGACGGTAACGGAGCCGGCCGGGATCGGGCTCGCTGGCAGTCCGGTAATCAGTGAGCCGTCCGCTGCGGGATACTTCCCCGCGGCGGTGAACTGCGCGATGAGATTCGCGCCGACGCCAACGTTTATGACCGCTGCCGACCCGAGTCCGAGGTTATTACGGAAGCTCGTGACGTTCGCGATATCGCTCCCGTTATTCCCCGCCAGCATGAAGCCGGTCTCAGGGAAATCGCTGAAGAAGTTCCGTGTCCCTCCCGCACCCCAAGCGATCGGCGAGGTAGAGCGCGCCGCACCCGGACCCGTCGAGGAGGACGAGATCGCGGTACGAGTCAGTGAGCCGTAAGCCCCGCCGCCGCTGTGGAACGTGTAGAGCCCATGCTCGTACTGGATGCCATCGCTGACAGTGCCGTAGACCTGATCGCCGTCCGAGAGCACGTCCTTGGGATGTGAGAACGGGCTCGGGAGCGGAGTCGCGGTGAGGACGTAGTCGCCCGCGCCGACTGTGCCGGTCGTGCAGCCGATGAGGCATGGAGTTTTCGGGACTGGCAAGGTGGCTATCTTCCTCTCTTAGCTCAAGCGTGACAGGGTTTACGGCATTTCCTCGATCATACCCGTTATCTGGTATGTAATCCGTCCATTCACCGCCACCTCGTTCTCCGTGAACGATCCCGCCTCCCAACCGAGATAGACCGCGTCGTCGATGGTCAGTAGACCATACACGCTCTTCTCGACCACGTAGTACGGGTTCTCCGGGTCTCGACAGTACAGCACTGCTCGTGACACTCCCCGCAGCCGCTTGATCGTGCCGAGTCGCTTCAGTACATCCTCTTCGCTTGCTGCCGCAAGGGTGAATTTCTCGTAGTCGCGCTTGATGTTGACGGTCGGATGGAGTTGACCGGAGGCGGTTTCCAGGCGTGTAGGGGTCTCGCGTGGGCCGATCGTACCGCCGGGAGCCGCGCCGCGCGGGAAGATGTACATCGTCCCGGAATCGACGCTCGCTAGGAATAGCCGCCCTGCCTGGAAGTATTCGAGGGGATTGCCCGCATCGTAGACATCGATCCGCCAGTAGCGGTAGGTGCCGAACCCCGCGGTCGAGAATGCGTACGAAGGGAAGCGAGTGTAGGCGCTGCTGAGCCCCGCCGTTGGCCAGAGCGAGACAACCCCGGAGTCGTATCCGGGCGCCGAGGTCAGGTTGGCGATCGATGTCGCGCCTCGCCTACGAACCGTGGCAGAGGAAGTCCCGTTCGTGTAGAGAAACGCGATCTCGTTTAGATTGTAGGCCGCGCCGAGATCGATGACGACGTAGACTTGAGTGAGATCCGTCCAGCGAGTGGGGGTGCCGGGTTGTTGCGTCTGGAGATTGCTGAGCGGCATCGAGCCCGCGACCGGGCCACCCGTGAGCGTGGCCGCGTCGGAGAGAGCCGGGGTCGCGATGAAGGGATGAGCCATGAGCGGTTAACCGATGCTGCTTGTCTGCCCGCCTGCCCTATCTCAAGATCGGATGCCCAAATCCCGGCCAGTACGTCGACAGCAGATAGATGATCGCGAAGACGACCAAGATGATGCGCAGGACGTTCTGAAGCCCCGGAGTAACTGGCGGCGGCAGAAGCCCGATCAACCACCAGAGAAGGACGAAGACGAGAACCGCGATCAAGAGAGTAATCAGCATGGGATGGTAGGCTCCTTTCCTTCGTACTGTGCGATAGTCGGCCGACAGCGAGACTTTATCACGAGGTCGACCAGCATCGGATCGTGGTGCTCTTCCGCCCCTAGCGCCCCAACGCGATGCAGTTGACTTTGTAGGACGTCGAGACAGTGAGTGCGGTTGCTACTCCTCCGACCAGGTTGGTAAACGTCAGAACCGGCGCACTGGCGCTTTCTGTTGTCTCCTGGATAGTCGCGCCGTTTCCCCAAGCCGAGGCACCGCTCACCAGCGAGCACACCAGCACGGGAGCGTTCGTCGCATAGACGGTCTTGAAAGTCACGGTGCATGTTCCGGTAGAGCCCGGCGATCCGGTTCCGGTGTTGATCGTGATGCGGAAGGCATGGTCGGTACCGTCGACAACCGGGGCTGATGGGGAGGTCCCAGTGCCAGTGCAAGAGATCGTCGGCGCTGTGCCCTGCGTCGTCGTGACGTGAGAGTCACCGTCGATTCTCCAGACGTTGACATTCGAGGTGCCACCGGTCGGGGTTAGATAGTGGGTCTCGCGCGTGCCCTGTACGCTGTCGGTCCAGTTCTGACTTGCCTCGAAGAGAATCGCGGCGCGCGAGAACGTCGAATACAGCGTGGTCTCGTACCCTAGTCCTTCTAACTGTAGCAGTACGTCCCCCGCTTGAATCGCCGATGGGGAGGCCGCTGTACCGCGAGACTTTCGACCGCTGATAATCGGGGTCGATGCGGTCCCGAATACGTCAATCAACATGCGAGTAGCCGACTCCGCATCCGCGCCGGCGAGATGGAATCGGGTTGTCGCCGGGGACGCAGGGATAGCCGCCGCGTTACCCGAAACAGTCAATTGAACGTCGGGGGACGCGGTGCCGATTCCGAGTCGGTTGTTTGCGTGATCATAGGCCGAGGTGCCGAAGAGGATTTTCCCTTTCGTGGCGTTGGCGGTCGAGCTGAGAGTCAGGTTGCCGCCGCTTCCTGTGTCGCCGTTGAGAGTCTGCCCGCCCGAGATCCCGGCGAGGATGGCGGGTGAGAGACAACCGGTTGCGGTCCCGGATGCATTGATTCCATTGGCTGCCTGATTCGCCGAGCAGTCGGCGGGATCGGCGGCAAGAGCGGTCGCAGTAGAGGCGTTGCCGGTGAGCGGCCCGCTGAACGTGCCGGTCGTAGTGCCGGGTAAGGTCGGATTCGTCGGTATCGACAGGGTGATGGCCCCGGTCGCCGCGCTCGCGGCGATTTGGTTCGCAGTCCCCGCGATCGTCACGGGTAGGGCGGTACAGGATTCGGCCGCGCCCGATGCGTCGATGCCCAGCGGAAAAGTGCCAGCCGAGCAATTCGCCCCGTTCGCCGCTAATGACGTCGCCAGGGGAGCGGTATCGGTCGTGAAGGCGAGTGTGCCACTCGCGTCCTTGAGGGTAATCGTGCGGTCCGCGGTCGGATCGGTGACCGTCAAGAAGGTCTCGAAGGCGTCGGGCGTTGCTCCCTCAAAGAGGATTCCGTTGTTACCGAGCGCTTCCTGGTTTGCGGACATACCTTGATTGGAGGTCAGAGAGATCCGCGCCTGACTTCCCGAGAGCGGCATGCCGGTGTCCGTCATCCCGCCGACAAGGGTCGCGGGGAGAGTGGTCGAGATCGCTCCGACCGGCGGGATCGCTTGAGAGTCCGCGGTGTAGAAGGGATAGAAGAGGAGCGCAGGATTGGCCGAGTTGGACCATGTTGCAGCGGATTGATCGAGATAGACGCCACCCTCTAACGGGCTCGCGACGAAGGTGATATTGCTCGGCCAAGTAGGCGCACCGGACTGTGGCGCTACGATGATCGCTTTACCCGTGGTCGCGCCGCGCCGTAGCATCCAAGTGTGAAGGAACGCGGCATGATCGACGTTCCCGAGCCAGAGAGAGTAGGCGTTATCGGTGTTTCCGCGCTCAAGCTGGCAGCGCGTAAACGTGACCTCGTTGACGTTGTAGTTGCCGTTGACGTTCGATCCGATCGCGACGGCATTAGCCGCGGTTGAAGAGGGGTTGATGACATTGACGAGTTCCCAGGTCTGCTGGAAGGGCGCGCCACCGCCGCCCCCGCCCCCCGCTCCGGTGTAGGTACCATCCGCGTCGATCGCGATAGCGGTACCCGTCCATCGGATGAGGTTCATGCGCCGGATGTCTTGCTGAAATGCTCGGTAGGAATGGATGAGCTGCGCCGCGAGCCCTGCGCCGTCCAGCGTGAAGTCCCGTAGGCTCACCCCCTCGATCGGGCCGTGGATCTCGACCATTCGCCCGCCTGCGGAGCCTGCCCAGACGAGGGAGGTCGCCGAGGAAGTCGCGGTCAGATTGATCCCGTCAGTCCCCGTCCCGCAGCCGATGATCGTGATTCCGTTTCGCGTCGAGGCGGTCGTCGTCGTGGCATTCCCGAGAGTTACGGTCGCGGAGATCGAGATCGCGCCACAGGGAAGAAAGATAAACCCTCCTGCCGCTGGGAGTGCAGCGATTGCCGCTGTGAGCCCCGCGTCGTTGGTCGCAGCCGAGGCGGACGGGGAGACGCCGTACGCCGGGTCCGATGCGTAGATCGCCCATGTGAGCGCCGGGGAGGTTGTGGTCGCGAGCCCAGAGAGAAGCGCGCTGCGGGTAGTCCGCTTGGCACGGGTCTCGCCCGCCTTCTGGAGAATGAACTGATCGGTACCCGCGGGGGAGGTATCGAGCGAGAGACCGGAGATCGGTGAGTTTTGCGCGCTGCATGGCACGGAGAGGGCAGACAGCAGCAGAAGTGCGAGCAGTGATAGCGGTAACACAAGCGTGAGACAGTGCCTATGGCTCTTCATTTTGTTTCGTGCCTCTCCATTAGACCTGAAGCGTGTCCTGCGTATCCGTATCGATCAACAGCACATCGGCCGTCATCGTATCGATCAGCAGTTGTGCGGGCGGCAGTAGCCCCCAGAGTGTGAGTGTAATTTTATCAGATGCGCCCGGTACACTTGCCACTTCCTCCGCGATCCCGATCACGACAAATAGCCTCGCGGTCAGATCCCAACGGGTGCGACGCACCCCGGGAGGAAGATCCGGTCGCTCCTCGCGATAGGTGAGCTGTACGGTATCGCTCAGCCAGTACTGGAAGACCCCGCCGACAAGCTCGATCTGATAGATATCCTGGCGTTGCCCGAAGAGGATCTGGCGCAGAGTTGACATCGCGCCAGCATCAGCAGAACGATCGATCAGCGTGAGGGTCTCAATCGATTTCGCGAGCGGGTACCCGGTGAGGACTGACAGATCCTCACCCGTTGCGGAGAACGAGTAGGGCGCACCGAAGATCTGCTTGTCGGCGTCGGAGACCGAGGCGCTGAGGTTCGCGGGGGGTTGAGTGAGCCAGATCCGGTGATAGCCGATCCGCTGGCGGAGGGAAGGGTCGGGGGTAGGGAGACGATTGATATGCGTCCCCCCCGCCGCGTCCTTGGCGAGCGAGTCCTCGGTGAAGGTCGCGGTTGCCGAAGCGGGCGGCGCGAAGATCGTTACAAACAAGAGCCCGAGACGGTCGAAAACCCAGCGTCCCAGCGGACGGAGAATGTCGTTTAGCGCAGTAGCGATCGAGGTCGTCGAGTCGTCGCAGGCGTATCCGCGAGCGTAGGGGTCGGCAGCGTTAGCGTGTGTGAAGGAAAGGGTGTTGATCTGTCCGGGATCGGTGAGACCGCCGTGACGGGTCGCGATGCGGCGAACGATGTCCGCAGGGGTCGAGACGTACCCGCCCGCGCCGACGTTATCTCCCTGTGCGTCCACCGTGATCGCGCCGGCTGGGGAATGGAGCAGAGAGAGATACCCCCGCGCGAGATCCACGGTGTAATCGGTGCCGAGAGTGAGCGCGGTACCCGAGTCGAAGACGGTCTGCACCGCTTGAAGCGCGCGGTCATGAATCTGATAGATCAGCGCGCCGGGAGCGTTCGGGTCGACCAGTATCGCCGGGCGCTGACGGACCTGACCGTAGGTGAGAGGCTTGGCCTTGCCGACGATCGCCGAGGGCTGCCAGTCGCCAATCGCCCACGATGCGTCGGTGAAGGTAAGCGGGTGAGGACCGCCGACAACGGCGATGGCGAGATCGGCGACCGTGGAACCGGAGCCTTCGCGGGTCGAGTAGTACGCAACGAGATTGGCTTCCGCACCGGAGAGAGAAAGGTACATGTTCGTGCCGATCTCGGTCAGTGAGCGAGCCATGGACCAGACGCGGATTTCCCCGATACGTCCGAGGAAGTAGTTGGTGAGAGTATCGGCCTGTCTACCGATCGTGAAGTTAGTCAAGAGCACTGAGGTAAACGTACCGGTGATCGCGGTCGACGCCACCAGTACGCGGTCCACGTAGAGATAGATGAATCCGGCCGAGACGTCAAGAACGCCCGCAAGATGATGCCAAGAGCCCGCGGGGATCGCGGTTGCCCACTGCGCGGAGAAACCTGTTCCGACGTCGTTTCGTACCCCGAAGCGGGGGAGATTACCCCCCGAGAGATCAAGACGTCGCAGCCCCGCGGCGAGACCGTTTCGCACGCTCACGAGATCGTACTGACCGGAGGTCGTGGCGTCGGGGCGGACCCAACACTCGAAACACATGGACCCCGCGGGCATGGCGAAGGGAGTAGTGCTCGCCGCGTACGAGGAGCCCGACATGTACAGGCTAGATGGAGTGAAGAGTTCCCGCTGAAGAGGTCGCGCGAAGAGCTGCTGGAGATCCGCGAGCTGGATGTTGATGTACTGAGTGTTCCAAGTGAGTCCTGCCGCCGTCCCGTTGAAGATCGGCGCGAAGGACGAGAACGGGTCGACCGGGGAACCGAGGTAGACAGTGATCGCGCACCCCGCCCACGAGTAGGTGGTGAGAGCGTCGACGCCGCCGTCGTTGTTGATGATCTGGACATCGCCGAAGCCGGGCGATGCGGGGGAATCAAACGACCCCGAGAAAAGGGAGAACTGACAGTTGTACGCGGATCTAAGACGCGGGGCGAAGAGCTGATTCGCGGGGGTATCGGCGGGGAATGACTGATAGCTGCCGTTGGCTAGATAGACGGTAGCCGGGGCTTGCGAAACCGGGTCCCACGGACGCGCTACGAGGAGATAGACGCGGTCGAGGAGCGGGTCCGCGAGGAGACGAGGGAGGGTTGACGGGACGGAGAGATCCCATGCGGCGGGGAGCTGGGAGACCCCGTACTGCCCGGGGGAGGTTAGGCCGATGATCATAAGTGATAGTGATGGGTCTGGTACGAGTTACGCTGCTCGCTCTAGATAGTTAGCGATCCGGGAGAGCTTCCCTTGCTGCTCCTGGACCGCGCTCGTCAGCCGGGTAAGCTGAGCGTTAAGCATGCCCAGATCTTCGTGATTGCGATTCGAGGAGGACTGCACGCTGAGGACGACCGGCGACAGATCGATCACGGAGGCTGGGTTGCCGCCGAGTCCGCCAAATCCACCTGCACCGCCCGCGCCGCTCCCTGTGCCGAGCCCGCCATTCCCGCCCGACCCGAACGGGCCGGAGTAAACATTCGATGTCCCGGGAATCTGATAGCTCGTCTGCCCGATGAGCCGGGTGAGCATGTCTTGGACGCGCTGGAAATCTACTCCATACCCGAGCGTGGACGGGTTAACCCCCTTCGAAATACGAAGGAAAGTGTCGGCGAGGCCGGAGAAAGCGTTCCTCGCATCGATGTTCCCGGCTAGACCCGACGCGTAGTTCGCTTGGAGCTGACGTAGCGCCTCGGCCCGCTGCTGGTCGGGGGTAAGCGGCGAGAGCGAGGGATTGGTGAGAAGTGACTGCTGATACGCGATCAGCTTGTCGGTCGAGGCGGCGAAGGCTTGTGCGGCGTTGCTCAGCGTGGTTGCAGCGTTCGCTTGGTTCTGCGCGGCGAGAGCGAGGACCGTTGCGGGGTCGGTGAAGTTCGTTCCGGAGCTGCCGCTAGCGAGGATGCCCGGACCGGCCTTCCGGAACCGCTCGATCAGATCCTTGATCTCGGGGATGTAATCTCCGACAAGCCCGTAGAGCGCTGCCGCCTGCTCTAGCTGCACTTCCTGGATTTGCAGGCTCGCGAGAGTGAGATCAAACTTGAGCTTCGCGGCCTTCGTATCCTCGTGGAGATAGCCGTAGAGTTGCGAGAGAAGCGACGTGGCCGAAGTGTCAAATGCCGCTTGCTGCTGAGCCTTCGCGGCGTCTGCGAGCTTGCCGGCAGCCGCGAAGAACTCGTCGGCGGTAAGCGTGCCGGCTTGAGCGAGGGCGTTGAGAGACTCGCGGAGCTTGAGCGCTTGAGTCGCGATGTTCGCGAGCTGACCGGTCAGTCCTTGGTTCGAGAGCGTTGCCGCGAACTGATTGATCGAGTCGAGGATGCCGGACTTGATCGCCGCAACTTGAGCTGCCTCGGCCGCACGAAGGGCGGCCACGAGCTTATGGAGTTCCGCGGTCGAGAGCCCCCCCTGCGCCGCGACCGCTCGCAGCCCATCGATCAGCCCCTGCGCGCCGGTATGGACCGCGTTGATCTGCGTGACGAGCGACGGGAGCGTCGAGTCGATAAACGCCTGCGCCGGGCTTACGGCCGAGGCTCTTGCCTGTTCCTTGGCTTGGCGAATCTCAATCGCGCGTTGCTCGTTGAGCTTAGCGAGAGCTTCGGCGTTTCCGTGCGCGAGCTTGATCGCGTCGTCGTAGCGCTTGTTGATATCGTAGATCGCCGCCGAGAGCGCCGGAAGCTGGGTGCGAGCGAACTGCGCAAAGAAATCGGCGAGAGTCTGTGCGTCCTGCGCGCGGGTATTGCCGCCGGCCCCTGTCCCTCGCGTCGGGACGTTCGCTGTTGGGTTGGCAGCGATATTGATGGCGGCGTCGTGGGCGTCGGCGAACATCCCAGCGAACTCTTCCCAGCGACCGAGCGCGACTAGCTGTGCTTGAATCGCAGCGAACTCAAGCTCAACCTTTAAGACCGCGTATTTATGTGCCTGTTCCGCGTACTTAGCGCTCCCGTCGAGATACTTGTAGAGCGAATCAAAGATCGCCATCGAGATCTCGGAATCCGAGAGCTGCGTCGGGATCTTGGCAAGCTCGGCGGTATAGACGTCGATCTGATGGCGAAGGGTCGCGATCGTCTCGTCCCACTTCGTCTTCGCTGCGGAGCGCTCATCGGCATCGGAGCCTTTCGAGAGCCGGGGACCGTTGCCGAGTGCCTTGATCTCCTGCTCGGTTGCGGCGATCCGGTCCTCGATGTCCTTGCGCTGGGCCGCCGCTCCTTTCTTCATTTGATCGTCGAAGGCGGCGAGCGAGGCGAGAAAGTCCGCGGTGCTCGTGTCGATACCGAGCGCGCTGTTCTTGAGCGCCTGAACGGTGTCGGAGAATTTGCGCGTGATACTAGCGATTGCCGTGTCAAGCGCGGTCGCATCGTCTTTGAACGTGGTCTGTGCTTGATGGAGATCGGCGAAGTACTGAGACGCCGCGGAGGCAACTTGCCCAGATACGCCCGGGAGATTCTGGGTCGCGAGGCGCTGTGCGAACTCGACTTGCGCTTTGAACTCGTCAAGGCTCTTGCCGGTATAGTCGTGGATGGCGGCTACGACCAGCGGGTCGAGACCGATCGACGAGGTATGGCGGATCGACTCGATCAGCGCGTAGTTGAGCGCCGCCTCCATATCGCGGCCGAAGTTGGTCATCAATCCGTCGACGTAGACTTTCCATTCGGAATTAGAACCCTGACCGCGGTGTTTGATACCGATGCTCGCGTCGAGTCCTTGGAAGATTCCGCCGAACGCGTCGAAGAACGACTTGACCTGCTTGGCGAGGGCCTGCCCGGCGGTGATAAGACCGATGGTCTTGTTGTCGCCGGTCGAGGTCGCGACATTTAAGCTCTCATCGAACTGGATGATGCTCTCTTTGGTTTTTTGGAGATGGTCATTGAGCGAGTTGACCAGCAGCCCGAAGACCACCAGGACCGCGGCCCAAGCGCCGACCGCACCTAGTGCGCCCGCCGAGCCGGTACCGGAGAAGAGACCGGCCGCACCGGAGCCTGAGCCCGCGACGCCTGCGGTACCGGCAGTGCCCACGAGCCCAGCGTATCCGCCTCCGCCAGAACCTAGAGATGTGAAACCACCGCCAAAATTCCCTGCGTTAGAGACTGAATACCCGCCACCGCTTCCGAGCCCGGCTTGCGCTGCCTTGGCCGCCGCTTGGGTCGCGATCCATCGTACAAGCCACTGCGCCATCGCCTCAAACCATTGCGTGAGCCAGCCACGGATGATCTTCTCGGCGACGGAGGCGAAGGCATCGACGGTCGCGGTCTCGAAGGAGTCAAGAGAGAGCTTCCCGGTCTTAATGAAGTCGGCGAAGATCCCGGCGAAGTTCTGCGCGAGTTGATCGGCGAAGTCCTTGTAGTGGCGCACGGCGATATCGGTCGCAGCCTGTATCGCGTGGAGTCCGTTGACGATCTCCTGTTGCCCCTTGATCGCGTCGTAGAGTTCCTTGGCTTGCTCGAAGCTCGCACCATGCTCTAGGGCACGGAGGTACGCCTCGTCAGCGGCGCGCTCCTGGGTCGCGGCGGAGAGAAGACCGTATTGCTTGAGAATGCCAGCGACCTCGGCCCCGTACTGCGCAACCGCCGCTCGCTGGGCGTTCCAATCGTCAACCGCGGCACGGACGTTCGCCGTCTGATCGGCAAGCGCGTTGATCTGCCGCTGAATATCGATCTGCGCGTGGAGAGAGTTGGTCTGTGCGTCGCGCGCTCGAATGTTGGCCTCGATCGAGCCATCGAGATCCTTAAGACCGATTTTGCTCAGCGCGAGAAGAGCATGCTCGACATTGAGCTGTGCCGCGTGAGCCTGGGTTGCTGCTGTGGTTCGATCAATCGTGTCTTTGAGTTTAGCGGTGCCCGCGTCGTAAGCTTCTTGTGCGACTCGGTTAGCTTGAAGAACAAAGAGTCTCTGTTTCTCCGCTGTGGCCCAATCGACGTTCTTCGCTGCAAGATCGGAAAGCGCTTTGCTCGTGGTCGGATAGTTCTTGTTCGCGGCCTCTAGAGCGGCGTTTCCCTCTCTGATCGCGGCGCTTGCGGCCTGGTCTACCCCGTGTTTTTCACTTAGTGCTGCCTTCGCTTTGTCGATCTCCGCAGTCAGTTTCTCCAGTAGCTCACGATGATCCTTTTCCAGTTGAACCGTCGTTTGCTCAATCGCATTGGACCGTTCGAGCGCGGCTTTCTGGAGATTGTAGGCAATCTCTCCCTCGCCAAGCGCCGAGAGGAGCTTCGATTGATTCGCACCCGCGTTCAAGAGCTTGTTGGTAAGATCGAAGAGCTTGTCCGCGTAGGCTTGGACAGCTTGTGCCGCGGAGTTAAAGTGCTCCGCGAAGTGAACGGCGTCGGTCCCTGTCTTGTCCGTTGCTTCGCCTAGTGATTTAAGCCTCGCCTCGGACGCTTCAATCGTCTTGTTGACCGAGATCAGCGTGTCTTGGAGTGCATGCGCCTTCTGCTCGGCGGCACTGTCGGTATGCGATTGCGGTGCTTGCTGAGCCGCGTTGATACCGCTGAGGAACCCGCCCGAGGCGAAGTTCTTGACCTGTTGCCAGCCGTCCTTGAAGTCCTGGAGAAACGAGATCGACTTGCGCTCGGCGTCCACTGCCGCGTCGGCGATCTTGAGCTGAATCTCCAGCTGCTCGGCGTAACGCTTGTTGGTCTCGATTACCTGCTGAGCGTGGGCCAGCTCCTCGGCGGTGAGCGCTTTGGTCGAGCTAAGAAGCGTCTGAAGGAGTCGATCCCCCCCGCGCTCGGCCTCGAACTGCTGTTGCGTCGCGCGCACCGCGTCGTTGATCGAGTGGAGATAGACGATGAGCGCGGCGGCTCCGGCGATTGCGAGTGCGAACGGATTCAGCAGTGCGAGAAGTCCCTCGGCCTCGGTGGCGGCGACGAGCGCTGTCTTGAACGAGACGAGAAGCGTGATCGTCTCGTAGGTGATGACTGCGGCGAGCGTGGCTTTCAATAGCTCGCTGTGATCGCGTACGAATACGAGGACTTCGTCGAGCGCGTGGAGGGCGGTAGCAAGAGCGCCACCGATGCTCTCGGCGAAGTTACCGCTCAGTCGCGCACCGTCACTGAGATCTTGAACGAGGATCTTGAGCGCCGGGGTGAGCGCGGTGCCGATCGAGATCGCGACTTCCTCGAACTCGTTCCGCAAGAGCTGGAAGGCGCCGCCGAGAGTGTTACGAGCGGCCTCGGCCGAGCCTGCGAGCTTTGCCTCGACGCCACCGAGGATGAGAGCGATTGCCTTCGAGTACTGCCCCGTTTCGGCAAAGAACTTCGCCTGGGCCTGCGTGGTTTGATCGAAAGTGATACCGGCACGTTTAAGCGGTGCCACCATACCTGTGTCGAGCGCACGACCGAGTTTTTCGACTGCTGTTGGAAGATCGGTGCCGGTGCGAGCGGCGATGTCAGCGGCGCTTTGCAGGAAGCGCGGGAATGCATCCGCCGAGATATGCGTGAAAGTGAGACCGAGAGACTCGGCCTGCTCGATTGTTGTCCGCGAGAACTTCGTGGTGCCAAGAAGCGAGTCGGCTAGTGCATCGAGCTTAGCCTTCGTTTCTCCGGTCGCCGCGCCGGTCGCTTTCAGCCCCGCCGCGAGCTGGGCCTGAGCGTCTTGGCTCGCGACCGTATCCTCGATGATCTTGTCGAGTGAGAGTCCGACGCCGACGACCGCAGCGAGTTCGAGAAGCTTTTCTTTGAGCCCCTCGCCGAATGACTTGACGGACTCGAATTTCTCGCCTAGCTCGTTAAGATGCTGGCCGAATCCGTCGACCGAGTGAGCGAGTTCATCGAGCTTGGTGCGAAGAGAGGTGGCGTTCTGTTCGGTCGAGGTGAACTTCTCTCGTGCGCGATCGAGAGCTTGGGTATACTGATCCTGGGAGATAAGCCCCTTGGAGAGTGCTGCGTCTAAGGTCTGCTGCGCACGCTCGTAGCGCTGCTGTCCCGCGACGACGGGGTCTAGAGAGGCGGCGAGTTTGCGATAGGCGGCCTCGACGATCGAGCCGGAGTCTTTGGCGCGGTCTCCGGTTCGTGTGAGCGCGGTTGCGACGTCGGCGAGCTTGGTGACCGCCTCGGTGAGCGCGGAGGTGGCGAGGTCGAACTGAACCTTGCCTGTAACGGTGCCGACGTCGAGGCCCAAAGCGCGCTAGCCCTCCGCCTCGATCATCGTCTCGATCTCGTCCGGATCAATCCCTGCAAGAACCATCGCTCTCCGTTCGGCGATTGCAGCCTGTTCCTCTGGACTCGCGAGTGTAAGCTCTCGTTCCGCGTCCTTCTCAGCAAGTCGCTCTTCAGTCATGATCCAAGGAATGAAATCGAGCACGGTAAACGGAGCGGGATGTGCGTCTCGGTCGCGGTTCGGCTCGGCCACGACACGAGCGATTGCCCCTGCGCGGAGATCGGCTTGGATTTCCCCGAACGGTTCGATCTCGGCGTACGCAAGCCAGCCCCGGTACTGCTCGGCCGGCATTGCGTCTGCGAGGGCTGCCACGTCCCATACCCCCATGGCGAGCGCTAGTCGGTAGAAGCTGCGGAGGAGAGGGCTCCGCCTGATCCGTTTGGGGAGAGAACGGTAGTATGGCTTGCGACGGACGCGGCATCGACTGGATCGAGCGGGATGCCTAGCTCGGCCAGCAGCGCCTCGTGATCGTCGACCGTGATCTCCTTGGCGTAGAGAATGGCGTTTGAGATCAGTGCGAGATTGCTCGGCTCAAGCGCGAGAATCTCATCTCGGGTGTACGGTCGCCCGCTCGGATCACACCAGCGACCTTCGAGGTGATCGACGAGGAACCTGATCTGTTCGATGGGGGCAGCGTCCTTGACGCGGTCCGCGCTCTCAACGAGACGAAGGAAATCGGCGGTCGAGTGCGGGCGGTAGAAGACGACGCCGGAGGAGGCGTTAGGGCCGAGACCAGGAACCTCGACCGAGCGGAGAGGCGCGCGATCCCGGGAGAGAGAGGCAGCGGTCAGGACGCGAGACGAGGTGTGGAGCTGAGAGAGGAAGGTGCTCGAAGGAAGAGCGGGTACGGGTGCCGCGCTATCGCCGTTCTGACCAACAGTCGGAGCAGACTTCTTGCGAGAGATGCGGGCGGCGATGGTCTTGGCCGGTTTAGGGGCTTTAGGGGCTTTAGGGGCTTTAGGGACTTTAGGGGCTTTAGGGGCTTTAGTACTTCTGCTCGTGGGCATGATCGATCCTTCTTGGAGAGATTGGCTCTGGTTAACAGACAGTTCTAGGCGCGCTTACTTCTAGCCTGCGACGCCGAACGAGACGCCGTCGAAGATGAACGGCCCGCTCGGTTGGAACGTGACCGTGGCCTTCTTGACGCCACCAGTCTGCGATACGCGGTCGATCGACTCAATCGATCCCGACATGATCCACTCGGCCTGTGCGGCACCTCCGCCGGCATCGCGGATCTGCACACCGAAGACCGACTTTGCGAGGTGCAGCTTGTAGAGCCCGGTCAGGTGGTCGTGGGTCGCGTTGTTGTAGACGAGGTTGAGATCCCACGCCTTCGGGGTGCGGGAGAGCGGGCCGTAGACGTAGGAATCGATGTCGGAATCGTGAGACGTGACATCGGTCTTCTTGCGGACGAGAGACGGCCAACCGACGTCCCCGGTCAGCTCGGCAACAGCGGTGAAAACTCCGGACACGATGGGCGCGGCGTACTTCTCGATCGAGATCTTTACGCCGTGGCCGCTAGTGGCTAGGACTCCCATAGGGTTGCGGGCACCTCCTTAAGGCCCCTTAAGCGATGGGTGATGGTGGGTGGCGGGGGAGTGACGGGGATGGGCGAGACGGGCGCGAATAGATTCATAGGGCGAGCGAGAGTGCAAGGCGGCGACTAGTCGGCGCTTGGAACGCTTAGGTTGTACTGCCCATCGAGCGCGAGATGACAGGCGCGCGCGCGAGCATCGGTTTCGGGGTACGACGCGCCTCGGGTAATGAGCTGGAAGGTGTAGATCGGGTACCGCAGCGCGTCGTGAGTGATCGAGGTCGCGGCGCCGCCTGTACGAAGGAGATTGACGAAGGGGCCATCCCCCGCGGGGAAGGTGAGACCCATCCCGCCGATGAAGAGAGTGAGCCCGAAGATCCCGAGCCCCGCGTCGGCGAGGATGGAGACCATGTCTTCGAGGAGGAAGCTGGGGTCGCCCGCCGAGCGCACGAGAAAGTTGCAGGAGAAGAGTTGGCGGGAGGCGGCGTCAGTCCCGATGTCGAAGGGGGGCTGGATGGCTGCGATGGAGAGATAGGTTCCCATTCCCGGGGGCGGCGAGCGAACGCGCTAGACCTTTGGGAGTAGTGTGCCACGGGGAGAGGGGTACCGCTAGTGGTCGAGGGGGAGGGAGCCACAATATACTGTGGTTTCGAGGGTGATCGGGGGCAAGCGCGCACGATGGTTCTCCCTCTGTGCTCTTCCCCTGACGGGCAATTTCGATGAGTCTAGGCTATTGACACTAGTGCGCTAGGTGTAGTACTCTCTGCCAGTAGTCGCTTCGTGGTGTCGCGGACGAGCCTAAATCACCACCGGGTCATGGACCGATGATCGGTGCCGACCAACGACCCCGGAGCAACTGAGAGTTAACGGGCCTCTAGGCCCAATGAGCCGCGAGCCAGTAAAAGCGTTCGTGGAGAAATCGGAGACCGCCAAATGGGAATCGGAGACATGCTCGCCGAGGCCACACAGCACGATCCGCCCGCCAAGAAATCCCGTAATCGTCCCCAGCCCAACAAGAAGAGCAAGCTTCCGGACCAATCTGAGCTGAGCTACCACGGTCCCGGAGCCGCGGCCTCTACGCCCCGACGGAGACCAACGCACTACGGCGAGCTGAGTGGCCGAGCGCTGGATGAGATGCTTGCGAAGGCCAAGAGCAAGGCGTACGTCTTCCAGTCCTCCTGGGTCTCGGCGCCGCCCCCGAATAAGGAGGAGGTGCGTACCGCTCTCCATCGCGCGGCCACCACCGCTCGTAACCCCTCACCGTTTCGTTTCCTCAACGACGCGGAGATCGCGGCCATCAATCATTGGGCCGCGCGCGGGAAGCTCGCAGGGGATTCCGAGATCCTTCGCCCGATGATCGTGGGAAGAGAGCCCTCGTCTCTTTTGCTCCGCGACTTTCTCCGCGTCTCGTATCATCGTACGCAGGGCGGGTTCACGATCTGTACGCTGTCGTTCCGATACGAGCACCCGACTCGCGGCGCGTCTCACGAGATCCGGACTGGTGCGAGTCGACGGTCGTTCAAGGATGCGTACAACCCGATCAAGGGGGAGATGCTGGCGTTGTTCCGCGCGGTCAAGGCGCAAGCAGTGACACTGCCATGAGCAAGCAGTCTCTTTTACTCCTTGTCATCCCTGCTGTCGTCGCGGCCCTCGCTCTACTTACAACCGGCTGCGGGGCAACCGACCCAGCGGCAAGTGACATTGCCGCGCATCTTACTTATTTCCGTGACCCGAAGACGCATCTCTGCTTTGCCGCAGTCGGATCACGCACCTATGGCGCATACACCGTCACCTCGATTACAACGGTGCCGTGCGCGGCTCTAGGATTTGCCGAGCAGTTGCAGTAGACGAGCTGTGAATCTCCGGGACTTTCAAACCCCGGCCGACCACGAGAAAGGATCGATCGACCATGCCCCACGACTTCAGTATCTTCAAGACCGCCGTCGCGCGCCAATTCGAGCGAATGCAGCGCGGGCCGAACGCGCAACTATTCCGCGTTGACATCGCCCCCGACGATCTCTGGGCCGCGTACCTCGCGGCGTTCCCGCCGGGGACCAACCTCGTCTACCGCGAGCGGACCGAGTACGACTGCTCGTGCTGTGAACAGTTCATCCGGACGATCGGGAACGTCGTCGGGGTCGTGGACGGAGCACTCGTCAGTATCTGGGACACGTGGATGCCCGAGGAGCCCGCGTACCAGGCAGTGGCGAATGCGCTCACGGCGAAGGTGCTGACCGCGGCGATTATCGGCCCGTTCTTCCACTACGAGTGGAGCATAGGAACGGACCGGAACTTCGAGCAGATGATGAGCCAAGACAACGAGCCAGACGCAGCAGGCGAGATGGTCGTCAAGACTTGGCTGCACTTCCACGTGAACCTCGACAAGCAGCGATTCGTCCGCGCAAAGAACACGATTCCCACCGCGATTGGCGAGCGGCGCGCTGCGCACGACGTGTTTCTCCGCTCGCTCCAGGAGATCGACGACGACGCAATCGAGACCGTACTGGATCTCATTGGCCAAGGCTCGCTCTACCGCGGTGAGGAGCATCGAGCCACGGTGCAGGCGTTCCGCAAAGCCAAGCAGGAATTCACGGCTCTCCCCGACGATCGCGCACGGGATCTGTACGCATGGACCGCGGATGCGTCCGGGGCGGTGACGCGCATTCGCAACACCGTGATCGGCACTCTCCTGGTCGATCTGTCCGAAGGGAAGGATCTGGACGCCTCGGTTCGCGCATTCGAGAGCAAGGTTGCGCCGACCAACTACAAGCGACCGAGCGCGCTGGTAACGAAGGCGATGATCGAGAAGGCCAAGGAGAAAATCGAGGAACTCGGGCTGACCTCTGCGCTGGAACGGCGGTATGCCCGGATTACCGACATCTCGATCAAGGATTTGCTATTCGCAGACCGCGGCACGCGCAAGACGCTCACGGGCAACGTGTTTGACGAGTTGAGCGAGACGGCTCCGATGGGCAAGGGTGCGGCGAAGAATCTCGACAAGATCGAGGAGATAGGGATCGAGCGGTTCCTCACGGAGATCGTCCCACGCGCGGAGTCGATTGAGGTGTTGTTCGAGAACCGTCATGCGCCGAATCTGGTATCGCTCATCGCACCGGTAGACCCTACCGCGCGGCGTCTCTTCAAGTGGCCGAGCAATAACCTCTCTTGGTCGTACGCGGGTGAGGTTGCCGACGCGATCAAGGAGCGGGTCAAGCTCGCGGGCGGGAACGTCACCGGGGATCTCTGCTGTAGATTGGGCTGGTACAACTACGACGACCTCGACCTCCACATGAAAGAGCCGGGCGGGCACGAGATCTCCTTCATGACCCGAGGTTCGATGTCACCTTCCTGGGGCAGGCTCGACGTGGACATGAACGTCTCAGCGACGACCCGTGAGGCCGTCGAGAACATCTACTACGGGTCTCGCGGTCGGATGCGGGAGGGTGAGTACCATCTCTTCGTTCACCAGTACAACGCGCGCGAGACATCGGATGTCGGATTCGAAGTCCAGATCGACTATCTCGGGGCACTGCACAAGTTCGCATACACAAAGCCCGTACGGAATAAGGAGTCGATCACCGTCGCGAAATTCAAGTACACCCATGCGGCGGGGATGGTGATTCTCGAATCACTCCCGATGACCGAGGCAACGCGCACGCTTTGGGGCGTGCAGACACAGACGTTTCGCCGGGTAAGCGCGATTATGCTGTCACCGAACCATTGGGACGGTGAGAGCGAGGACGCGCATGGGGTCGGAAACCGTCACTACATCTTTGCGCTTGACGGCTGTAAGAACGACGGCGGAGCGCGGGGGTTCTATAACGAGTTCCTCGCAGAGAGCCTGACGCCACATCGCAAGGTGTTCGAGGTTGTCGCGGGGAAAATTAAGCCCGCGGAGAACCCGAGCGGCGAGCAGTTGAGCGGGCTGGGGTTTTCGAGTACCGCGAGGAACAGCGTAGTGTGTAGGGTGAAGGGGAGTTTCACGCGGACTGTTCGGGTGGTGTTCTAATGGCAAACGTCGTCAAGAAGCTGTACACAGACGGTCGGATCGAGGAGATAGATCCACCGCAAAAGTGGAATCTCGTACAACTCCAGAAGTTCGTCGGGGGTTATATCGAGGAAGTGCCGACCAGTCTTCCGCATCGCACGCTGATCGTCAACGAGAGCGGGCTGCTCGACGATCTACCGAACAACGCCAACGCTACGGCACTCGCGCATCCCGACACGCTGATCGTCGGGCTGATTCGTGGGAACGCTCTACTGATCACGAGCTAGACACAACGCAACGCAGACAAACCGAAAAACGGAAAGGAATCAACCCATGGAAATGTTCGAACAGGCATCGCGTCTCAAGCTCCGCTTTGACTCCCCGCGCGGCGCGCTCTCGGTCGAAGATCTCTGGGATCTGCCGCTTTCCTCGCGCGCCGGGAACCGCGCCAATCTCGACGACATCGCGATCTCGCTCAGCGTACTGGTGCGGGACACCGCCGAGATCAAGTCGTTCGTGACTCCGGCCGCGACCGACGCGGGGAAGGCCGAGCTGAGCCTGAAGTTCGAGATCGTCAAGTACATCATCGGCGTGCGGATCGCCGAGCGCGACGAGAAGGCGCAGGAGGTCGCGCGTTGGGAGAAGAAGCAGCGGATCTTGGAATTGATCGCCCAGAAGCAGGACGCGGCACTCGGCGCGAAGACCGAAGAGGAGTTGATGGAGCTGGCGAACTCGCTGTAGAATAGGGTTCGCGACGAGCGTACGGGATTAAGGATAAGTCCACAGTCCAAGCGCAATGCTGGGCCGTACGCTCGTCGCAGTATTCGTAGGGGACTACCCGTGTCTATCTGTATATTTATCGCTGATCTCTCTTCTCTCTCCTACACTCGAAGAGCGCGCGAATGGGCCAATATCGAGAAATATCTCTATTGCTCGTTCGGCTCTACACAGTCGGCTAACTGGGCACTTGACTATTCATCTTTCGTCTCTTGCTATATTCGGCACACAGGTCACAACGCCCCGGCAAGGGTTAGTTCATGAAGATCGTAGACCGCAAGACCTTCCTCGCTCTTCCTCCCGGCACTGCTTTCAGGAAGCTGTAACTCGGTACGCGGATATGTGGAGCGACTACTACGCTGGGCTCGGCGTCTAGAGAGAGTAGGAGTTGGCTCGTCCTACTTCGGCAGGATCTTCGCCGCGATCCGCTCGGCCATCCCGTTACTCGCCGCGAGCAGCGGTCTCTCTAGGTACTTCGGCCCACCCTGCGAGAAGTGCGGCGCCGTGGCTTTCCAGCTCGGAGGGTCGTAAGCGCTCGGCGTCTCGTGGACCGCGGCAGCGTACGCCGCAGACCGTCCCTCTCCGAACGACACGGTCACCGAGAGAACCGAGCCGTTCGTCTCAAGCAGGGAAACCGAGCCCGAGTCGCGAAGCTCGCCAGAGTCGATCGGCACTGCGGCCTTTGCCGCGTCGAGGATTTCCCTCCCCTCGGCGAGGAGAGAGTTACCGAGTTGCCATTCGAATATTCCTGCCAGAGAGCCGAGCTTAGCGCGAACGGCATCTAGGCCCTCGATCGATGCGCCGAAATTTCCCAAGCTAGGCGGCGCCTTCGTCTTCGCTTTCGCCTGCTGTCGGGGTCGTGGCATCGTCGCTGGCATGCGCGCTTTCGAGGAGTCCATCGACGATCTCTTCGAGCATTGAGGTGAACATCTCCCCGGTCTGCGACCACGGCAGTTCCTCGGCGCGGCGTCGGCCGAGCGAGCCAATCTCCCAGCGGAGTCCGCGGTCCGCGTAGAGCCCCTGTAGCGTGGAGATCGTCTCTGCCTTACCCGCGATCCCGCCAATCGTGTACTTCCCCGTGCGCGAGCCGTGCGGCGCGGAGAGCGCAGTCGACGTGCACGGGATTTGGATTGCCGCGCCGTTCAACCAACCTCTCTCGCCGAGCGCTGCCCACGAGGGCACGATGCACGGCACCCCACAGGCCATTGCCTCCAGTACTGGCAGACACCAGCCCTCGGATTGACTGAGGGTGAGAAACGCATCGAACGCGGCATAGAAGTACGGGAGACTCGCCTCGGGCTGACCATGACCAATATCCGGACTAGCGATGAATACCCGCTCCGCGATCCCGTAGTACCGTGCGAGAGATGAGATATCGACGCCGTCTGAGTCGCCGGTAGGTCCAACGTAGAGGTACAGATACGCATCGGGCGGGCTGTCCGGCGACCCGTGAACCCACTCCGCGAAATACTGGATCAGGAGGTCTAGCCGCTTGCGGTACTGATTCCGGCCGACGTACCCCACGATGAACGCATCGTCGGGGATTCCCGGTGTGCAGATCGAAGCACGGCAGGCGAGACGGGTTTCCTGGTCCCTCGGCGCAAAGAGCGTGGAGTCGACGCCGAGCGGGATCACCGTAACCGGGGCCAGATAGCCCGCTCGCGCGAGTTCGTCGGCCGCGAAGTCCGTCCATACCGCGACGTGAGTGATCGCGGGGTCGGCGAGTGCGCTCGCATGGATGTTCTTGGCGTCGACCGCGAGATAAGCGATAACCGGGAACGGGAGCGGGGCGTCCGCGGGGGTATCGAACTCAGCGCGGAGCGCGGAGAGATAGTGCGGAATGTTCCATGGGTCGTTCAGGAGAACAACCGCATCGGGTTGCAGACGGCGAGCGAGGCGAGGTAGGCGAGAGATTCCGAAACCGTCTCGGCCGCCGTCGAACGGGTGAACGCAGTGATAGAGCGGGTAGGGGTAGGAGTGAGTCTCGTCGTGCCAGTTGATCGCGAGGGTATGCACTTCGTGATGCGACGCGTGGAGCGCATCACAGACCGCGCTAGTTACCTTCGAGAAGCCGGAGGGGCATCCGGCATCCCCGCAAAAGAGAACGCGCAAAACTAAGCTACTCCGCCGTCAGGATCGATGATAGTTGCGCTCATGGTTTATTCTCACCTTTCCATTTCTCATCCAGTGTGCCACTAGGCTCTCGCGCAATCCCCTCGGCATGACGTAGATAGTAGACCGAGAGTCCGCGGCAGGGAACCTGCGGCGCCGATGTTGATTGGTTGACTTGCTCCGTCTCGCGCTGTGAGTGGCGCGAGTATGGCTCGCCGCACCAGTAGCACGGCTCGTCAGCGTCGGCGGGTGGTCGAGCCATTGGGATCGAGCGGGCGACACGGCCCATGCGGATCGTAGACATGGCGGGCTTAGATCGTCGCCTCGGGGTCGAAAACCGAGCGCATGCGCCGACCGATGCCATCCTCGACCCAGCCCATCGTATAGACACCGTGCGGGAACATGCGAGTCATGTCCTCGGCGGTTGCAGGTTGCATCCGGTCGGACGCACGCGAGATAATGCTCCCGTCGCCGTCACAATACTTGCAACCGCGGGGTCGACCTTCGTGCCCGAGTTGAGTGCCATCCACAACCGGAACAGACGAAGCCGTCTGGTGCGGGTGGGGTAGGATCGGCAGGTGGAATCCACCGATAGCTCATCGAGTCTCTCCTCTCTCGTCCAGCGCATCCCGGATAAGCTCTTTCGTGCGAACAGATTCCAAGTCGTCGGCGATGGCAAACACTTCCTCGGGCTTCGTGTTCGGCTTCGAGATCCGACCCTCGGTAAAGTGATCATAGGTTCGCGAGAGATGATCGATGAGCATGTTGAGATCGGCAAGGTCCGCACACCAGCCACAGCCGGGTTGATCGCCATCTTGGCCAGCAAGACCATTGCAGGCGGCGGGATGACCGCACGGGAGCAAGTCGTCATAGATGGTCGTCCACGATTTCATGCTCTACCTCCGCCCCCGGATCGCGATCAGCGCAATCGAGGTAGTCCGTCGCCCGCCTGCAAGCTCGATGTTGAGATGAGAGATCGCGCTGGGCTCGTATGGCGGGTGATCGATATACAGATCCTCGGGCTCAATCCCCCGCGCGGCGTCGAGCGGCAGCAGTAGATCCCCTTGAGCCTCTAGTGCGGTCGATAGCATCGCGATATCCGCATCTCGATAGAGCGAGAGATCGGGAGTGTCGAGCGGCAGGGTACCGGGGTCGGGGTCGTACTCGTACTCCGTGGTGTGGACCGCGATCCCTCCAGGCCGTAGCACGTCCATCTGCCGTGTGAAGAACAGAAGACCCGCATGCGCGCCACCGATATGCTCGAAGGACCCGCACGAGTAGGTGAGATCGAATCGACCGCGCCAGAGGTCCGAGGGGAGATCTGCCATGTCTATCGCGCGGTATTCGCAGCCGGCGGCGAATTCTTCCTCGCTCACATACCCGAGCCTGCCGAGCTGCGAGTGTCCCGCCGCATGCTGACCGGTTTCTTTCCATCCGGCGAGCGTGTCGGCCTCGGGCTTGTCCGTCGCGAGGACTGAGCAGCCATGGCCCACGAACCACGCGGGCAAGGGCTCGCGTCCTACTCCGAACCCGAGCACTCGCGGGCGGATGAGAGTGGGTGAACTGGCCTTCAGTACGCGGAAAACGTGAAGGATCACCGCGAACTCCCAGAGCTTGCGGTGCGGCGGGGTGAGCGGGAGATGGAGCTGTGCCGAGGCGAGAGAGAGCCAGTCGGCGCGGAAGTCGGAGGCTCGGACGCGGAGAGAGTGCGAGATGGGGGGGAGACCGAGCGCTTCAGAAGACGGGGAGAGTAATTCGCTACGGATCATCGGTCTTCGACTTTTCCTCCGACCCACGTAGCGGCACACGAACACAGATAGTGATGCTCGACATCCGAGTGCGTTGTGACGATGTATACGCGATGACCGCGACGCTCGTGTGAACGCTTGATATCGACAGCGATGGAGAGACCCGATAGAGGCCCGGTTGTCAATGCGATACGTTCGCTCACGGCACGAGAATAGCACGCGAGTGGCTCATGTACCGCCAGTCTCTGCCCCGCCACGAATCGAAGACCGGTGGCGATGGGTCCTCGGGGCGGATTGAGGATTGGTGGCCGAGATGAGCGACCATGCTCGGGCAGCTCGCTAGGATTCGACCATCCGCATACCGGTTCCGCAGCCAGTCTTGCAGCATGAGATCGTACTGCCCGGGCGCCGAAACCCCGCGCACCATCGGGTTCGACTGCCAGTACTCGCCGAGAGAGCGTGCGTCCTCCGCGCGGAGTGCGATGGCCTGTGTCCCGTAGAAAGCGTGAACCGGGTATTCCCAAGCGCTACTGCCCCGCGCGATCTCCGCTTCGATCTGCGGGGTGTAGGCCGCGCCGAAGGCGTAGACGCGATGCGCGGGGTTTGCATGATCGTCGAGCCAATCGCCTACCGAGTCGAGGAAGTCCGCACAGACATCGATGTCGTCTTCGAGGTAGAGCACCCATGGCGCAGGGAGGAGTGATCCGCAGACGAGCGCGCGACCGGCGTTCTCGCAAGGGAGTAGGGCGCTTGCCGAGCCGCGTACGCGAACCGAGAACATCTCCATCACAGTTACGTGATCGCGATTGTCGTCGACGTCGTCGCGGCAGATCGTGAACGAATGGAATCGCGGCGAGGCCCAGAGTCCGGCGCGCTGTAGGTTGTATAGAGTCTCGACGAAGTACGAGGGAGTCCGATCACAGGTCGGCATGACGACAGCGATATCGGCGAGCGCGCTCACAAGGGCCAACCTCGTTCGTTGATATGGCTCTCAACGATCGTACCGTCCTCAAGAACCTCGCGGATCGTGCCATCCGGGAAGATCACGAGATAGGGACCGTAAAGTGTAGCGGTCGATAGCGCCTCGATCATCACGCGGATGTCCCGGTCAAGATCGGCTGGAAGACCCTGCTCTTTCATTCGGGCTCTCCACGCGCGGTCCGGAGAAGTGCCGCCGCGATCTCCTCACAGTCCGTGCGCGTCAGGAGCCGCGGGATCGGCTCGGCTTCCCGCTGCCCGCCATCCGCGCCGATGACAGTGCGGAGTGCACCGCTCCGGGTCTGGGTTTGCGAAATGAAGACGTAACCGCCTTCGACGAGGGGAATGGAAATAGAGTCTAGATGGGTGTTCGGCGTCTCGATGTCCATGCGCGGATTATAACCCGCCCCCGCCCTTCCCGATCCACATCTCAGTCATGAGTAGCGCATTCGTCCCCGGGTCCAAGAGCCCCTCGATCGCGACGATCGGGCCGACGACCCCGTTCGATAGCGTAATCTTGTCACGATCGTCGAACGGTTCAGTCCGCCCGGGCGCGCCATTCGCCGGAACCGCACGCGGAATCGTGATCTTGGCGAGAGTCTGGATGACCGCACCGGTTCCCGGGTCGACGCGGACCGCACCCCACTCGACGATCGCGGGGAGAGTGACGGGCGGGGCGAGGGATGCGGTACTGGAGGATTGACCCGCGTATCCGCCAGCGGGGTAGCCGGAGGGGGTTGAGGCGGCGGAGGCGCCGATCCATGCCTCGTGGGTGATGGTTGATTGGAGGGAAGCGGAGACGCGGTCGACCGCCGCGACGCCGTTTCGGAGAGTGTTGATGAGGGACATCGGCTGGACGCGCTAACCGTACAATAGAAGAACGCCGCAGCTTCGAGCAAATAGGTCGCGTGAAGGATCGAATGCCCGAAACGAGATGGAGTGCACCCATGTACCATCAACGAGTTTAGAGATTGAACTGCCAGACGTGAGCCATAGCGGCTCACCCAGCGAGTTCCGGCACAGCGAGAACGGGACGATAGATTCAAGATCGATCACATTGCCTCGAATAGTACGCCCGCACCACTCGCGGCCCCGGCTGCGACCGCCATCGCTTTCAGGCTCGCGATCTCCGCCTCGATCGCCTGTACCGCGGACTGATCTACGCCCTGATGGATGTTGAGCCGCGAGACTTGGATCGAGACGACACCTTTGCCAGCGCTCGCCCATCGCGTGAGGAGCATGCTGAGAGCGGTCGCGGAGGCGGAATACTTCCGCGCTGGGCCTGTAGAGTAGACGAACCCGGCGTCGGTCAGTAGCGCATCGATCTCTTCGTTCTGGAGAGAGACCGAGGTTGGATCGGTGTCGCCGGTCTTGAGACGGACAAAGTCCCGGTCGGTTGGGATCGTGGGATCGTAGGAGAAAGACATCGCGGAGCCCGGATCTTAGAGAGCAGACTCGATCTGAACCAATGGACCGCTAATGCAGTCGTGTTCAATATACGGGTCAACGATCTCCCAGCCCACTGCCCTGATGGCCTCTTGAACAGAACAGTAAAGATCCCAATTCTCGTCCGCTGTGCCTTCAGGAAACACATCGAGACGAAAGAACGGCGGATCACCGGAGATCTCGGCGTCCGGCCAAACGGCCCTCACTGGATGTGACCCCCAATCCGGTGTGGTTTCGGTGTCGGTCATACGCGGTGCAGCCGTCGTATCGCTGCCTTCCCCGCGCGAATCACGAGCGGACGCTTCAACCCGCCCTTCGCTTCCTCCGCCTCGATCGCTGCCTCCACGTCCTCGGCGGATTCCAGATCGCGGATCGTCTTGGCAGCCTCGGCAGCGGAAACCGCGGCGAGGTAGGTGGACCAGTCGGGAGCGGCTTCGTCATCGGCGGCGGTGGTGGGGCTAACAGCATCGGCATCGGGCGCGGAGTCTGCTAGCGAGTTGTTCTCTTCATGAACGGGGGGCAGATCGGCAATCGCTTGCATAATCGCGAGACCACCCGGGGCACTCGCTACGCCAGACGTGTCTGAGTCGTTCGGTTCGCCTGGCTCGCTCGGTCCATCGCCCATAAACGTCACCCTCGTGTCAACCGGCGTCTCTTCGATCTTGATCCGCGCCGCCTCGATCTCCGCTTCACTCAGCACGTGCCCTGCACCGAGTAGCTCATCCACGCCTGGCACTCCCGGCGTACTGACCAGCACCTCCGCCGAGCGTGGGGGCTGCGTCGCCTTGAACGCGCCGGTCTCCAGTTCCCCGCCGACGCGCACGACGCGGTAGTTCTCCGGCGTGCGGTTCTCGTTCAACCTCGCCGCCTCCGCTTCGTCAAGCTCGATCTCATGCCCGACCTCGTAGTGAGTGACGTGCGGGGCATCGCCGAGGCTATCGGCGACACTCATGGTGCCGCCTGAGTGGATGCGGTAGAGCGGGCTCAAGCGAGACCTCCTGCGTTTTCCGGTTCGGGTTGAGCGAATGCTGACCTGTCGTCTGCGCTGCTGTGATCGCTACGCTCGCTTGTATCCTGCTCCTCCTCTACCGGGGCACGCGCCTCCCGATCCCAGTAGTACCTGCGGATCACCCCGCCAGTATCGCTGATCAGCCGCACTTCCTTCGCATCCCGAGGGATGACAATCGTTCGTCTCGCGGTATTCACGTGCACGGCGCCGCCGACACCTATCGCGCCGTCCCGCATCCGTACCTCACTCGGGGTCCCGGGGCGCACGGTCCGCGGGGTGGGGATGCCGAAGATCTCCAAGGTCGCGAGCGAGCGGAGATGGTTCCAAGTGGTATGCGCGCACTGGACCATCTCCTCACGATCGCCGGGGTTGATGAGTACGTACATGGTCGTGGTCGATCCTTCCTGAGCTTGAGCTTAAGTTCACCGGAGAGACGGGGCCTTGCGAGCTGGCTTGGATTCTACACCCGTTGCGCGGCCCCTATCGACATCTCTCGCTGTTTAGTGCGTCACGATGTCGCCGACCAGGATACCGCTCTGACCGTCATAGTCGGTACGGAACTGCGGGACCATACACCCCACGATCAGCGAGTTGTAGCTGAACCCGCTCTCGCTCGTCCAGCTGACCGCTGTCGGCTGCTGACCGACGATCATCCGCGCCGTCTCCTTGTGCATATCCACGAGCACAACGCGGTTCGCGGGGAGACGGTCCGCGACGACGATCTCGACACCGGTAAACGCGCCGGTCTGGTAGGCCGCCAGCCGCTGAGCGATCGTCTGCGTCGCGTACGGCGGGTTGTACGGACGGTTGAGAGCGTTGCCGTACGTCGTGGGGACGAACAGGCAGTACGGCCCGTACGCGTGCTTCGACTGGAGCACCGAGATCATCGCCTGGAGATCGCCGTCGATGATCTCAAAGCCAGTCTTCAGCGGGTTGTCCCACGCGCGGGGGTTGCCGGTGCCTGCGCCCGCCGCGTACTGGAAATAGTTCGCGCCCGGAGCATTCAGTAGTCCCGGCACGATCTTGCCGTCGATCGAGATGGGGTTGAAAGCCTCGTCCGTGAGCCCGTAGATCGTGGTGTCCTCGAAGCTCTCGTTCATCCGCCGAACGATCTGCGCGGCTTGGGAGACATCGAGCGGCATCCCCGCGCGCTGGGACTCCAAGAGTTCGCGCAGACCGAGGTTGAAATCCCCGACCGTGGCGAAGATCGGCAGTCCGACGTAGGAGAGATCCTGCTTCGTGTTGTACCCGCGACCTTCCGGGTTCATCACGCGCCGGACCGCGCCGGACTTACTGGCCTGCTGGGTGATGAGGTTCATGATCGCGAGCCAGTTCGGGAGCGGGTAGGTCAAGCCCGCGGTGATGAACTTGGCGACGATCGAGAGGCGCTCCAATCGCACCTGCCCGATCTCCTTGTCGATCAGCTCCTCGGCGTGGAGCGGGAGTGGGCCGTGCGCGCGGAACTGCGGAGTGCCGAACGCACCGCTGGCTGGGGCGGACTCGGCATAGCGCTGCGCCGCGTACTCGGCGATGGCGTTACGGCGGGGCGCGCCCTGCGCCCACGGGGAAAAGGGGGACGAGAGGTAGGCGTCAATGTGGCTCTCGTCCGGTCGCCGGTAGGAGTCGGCCGCGTAGAGATGCGCGGTGAGTCCATCCGGGAACTCGTTGGCGGAGACGTAGTGGTTGATTTCGGGCACGGGTTAGGGTTCCTCGCGGTATGGGATATGTGCGGTTAGAGTGTCGGAATTCGGTTAGTGATCTCGGGTTAAGCGATCTGGCCTTACGCGACGCGCTGCACGACGATGCGGGTCGGTACAGTTACCGCGCCGGGGTTCTCCATCGACTGGAACTGGACGACGTTGGCGGCGGCGGTGGTAGCGGTAGCCTTCTTCAAGGTGCCGTCACCCGCGGACTGGAGATAGTCCGAGTTGGCGATGTTCTGCCCGCTGAGAATCCAGAGCCAGCCGAGATCGCCGATCTCCATCGGCCAGACCGGGACGAGGTCCCCGATGGCGTAGAGCGGCGAGGTCAGGGACGCCGGGGTGAGTGAGTGGTTCCACTCCGGGGAATCGAGCGCGACGAACGGCTTCTGTACGTCGGCGGCGGCGGTGTTCGGGCGCCACCGGTTGAGGCCCGCGCCGAATGCGTACTGCTCGACGAGGTAGCCGGGGCAGATCGCGATGCCCGCGGGGATATTGTTGATGTCATCCGTGCGATCACCGGAGACGCGGATCGTGTTCGGAGGAAGAGGCGACATGGGGGGTCTGGTGCTCCTTATCGGCTTATTAGCGTTAACGGTTTATCGGATACGTGATAGATCCGCTGTCTTTTAGTTCGGCTTCACGGGCGGCTCGGTCTCACCGATGCCCGGCTTCCCCATCGCATGGAGTGCCATGTCATAGATCTTCGGCGGGGTGTAGCGCGGAGTGGTGTTCGCGCTCGCACCGGGGATCGGCATGGGGAGGCCGGACGCGCCGTAGCTCGGGATCGGGGTGGGCGTGAAGCAGCCCAACTCGGTCGCGACGGCTTCGAGCTGCTCGATACCGACCGGAGCAGCTGTGAGCATCGCCGCGGTCGCCTTGGACTTACCACCGATCGCGGCGAGGAGAGCGGTCTTGCGCTGATCCATCGCTGCCTTGGTCTGCGCGTAGAACGACTGGAACTCGATCGGCGCGCGAGAGAGGAAGGCGTCGAACGGCTCGGGCTCGGCAGCGGGTGTGGTGGTGGCGTTCGCGGACACGACGGCCGGTGGCTCGGCAGGCGAAGCGGCGGCAGCGGGGATGACAGCCGGAGCAGCGGCGGGCTGTGCGGCATGGGACGGATCAGCGCCACTCGCAGCGACGGGCGCGAACTTCTCGCACATCGCGGTGAGCTGTGCCTCTGGGAAGGCTTCGAGCTGGGGGATCTGATCGGCGGTGAACACCCCGGAGCTGTTCGCTACGAGGCGAGCGACAAGGGTCTTGATTGCGGCGGTTGCGGCGGTTGCGGCCATGGGAACAGGGTCTCCTTCAGTTGATACAGTTTCGGGGGCCGCAGCGGGAGCGGGATCGCTGGCGCTCGCGGGGGTAGAGAGAGTTGCGGCGGTCGAGGTGGTTGAATGACAGCCACAGGCCGGCGAGGGGGTCGCGGGTGTACCGCTTGCACTCGCCGACATATCGCCGACTGGCATATCGACTGGCTCGGCGGAGTCATCATCGGGGGCAGTCGCGCTTGTCGTGATCGGCTTCCAGTTGTAATCCGGAGCAACCTGCTCCCGGTCGCCGTTGAGCGTGACCTTCCCCTCGCCGTCCACGGTGTAGGTCTGCCGCCAGTAAATGACATCGTCGTACGGGCAGGTAACGTAGACCACGGTGTTCTCGGCGAAGTAGACGTCAATGATCGCGTCGTAGCTCCCGTAGTAGTACGAGCCCCAGCCGAATGCAGGCTCGGATGCACGGAGTTCGTTCCATAGCGCGGCGCGGAGTTCGGAATCGCTGACGCCGTTGGTTGTACCGCCGTTCGCGCGAAACGATGCGGTTAGCGCGCTGAGACTAGCGAGCATGCGAGCCAAGAGCTTCGGGGAACGATCAGGTTTCGGTTCGGGCGGGACAGGCGGGGCGGTCGCGGTGGACGAGGTAGGCGCAGCGGTCGCGGTAAACGCAGGTACAGCCATATTTGCGGACTCCTTTGGATCGGATTCAGTTTCGGCGATCTCGATGTCGAACTCGCTCTTGAGCAGCGTACGGGCCATATCCTGCGCGGAGGACTTGGCGGTGTCCGGGATGTCGGCAGCGGACCCACGACCGCCGATCACCGCGCGGAGAGCCTTCTCGTTCAGGCGGCCAGAGTGTGGATTGACAACCGGGAACAGCGTGAGATCGCGGGTATTGTCCGCGTTCGGATCACCGAGCAGGGTGTGGCGAGCGATGGATGCCTTGAGCGTGGCGGTTGCGTCCGTGATCGACTTTGGAGACTCGGTCCCGGTGTGAAGCGCGGTCACCCACTCGTGCCAGGAGGGCGCGGACCAGGTCGTGGTCTCGGTACCGGAGAAAGTAGGACGACGGGCCTTGGCCAGCACATTCGAGCGAAGCACGGGAGCGGCGCTCAGATCAGGAGCAGCGGCCATGGGCGTGGGCGAATCGCTGCTCAGAGCGATTGCCTGCCCGGCTGCGGTGTACAGTCGCGGCGCCCCACACCCCATATCAACGCTACACGCGCCTTCCAGCCCCGCAAGACCCATCGCGAGATGGTCATAACTCGTGATGTACCGCCAGATGTACTGATAGACGCGCCCGTCTTCGAGTTCCCCCTCCTCCACGCTCATGACGATCCACGCGCCGAGCGAGACCTGCACCAGCTTCCCGGCCTGGCAGTCGGCGACCACAGACGCAGGTTCCCCGCCCAGCGCGGTAGCCCGGTCAATGTCCAACCACGCATCGAGCTTGAGGTTGGTCTCGCCTTCCTCGACGCGGGAGTTGAATACCTGACCGAAGCGGTATTTGTCTTGGACGACCGGGTCGTTCGCGCTGCCGGTGCCGTCGTACGGGTGGACGGGAACGATCGGGCGACCGTTGAAGGACTCGGGGAAGTTCGCAAGCACCTCCGGCGGGACGTACTCCGGGCCTTTAGAATTCATCCCCTGAACGATCGATCCCCCGACCATCGCAACGACCGGCACGATGAGCTGTGCGCGGGATTCGAGTACGGCGAGCGTGCAGTTCGCGGCCTGTGCGTACCCCGAGAGCTGGACGTAGCGCGGGCGGGCCATGGCCGCGAGATGCGGGCGGGGATGATCGCGCATTACTCGACACTCCCTTGCGCGCGGGCGGTGAGTTCGCGGGCGGTGACCCGCGTGTACGTCCCTGCCCCCCGCTGTCTCTCACGATGGCGCTTCTCTTCCCGGGACTGGAGCGCGAGCTTCGCGTACTGGATCTGAGCGATTCGCCGCTTACCGAGAACCGAGAGATGGGGCGAGCTGAAGATCGCGGCGAGAGACGCACGACCGCCCTTCTCGAACCGCACCGAGTTAACAACCGGCTCGGAGGTGAGGATATCTGCGCCGCCGCTATCCCCCTTGCTACCCGGGGTCTGGATCGTGGATCGCCGATCAGCCGGCGGGACCGTGGCGCCTTCCCCGGACGGCGTGTTGTCATCGAGCGAAGGGTTGTCTCCCTCGACACCGTCAATCCCATGCGCATCCCCGGGTTCCAACGGTTGTAGTCCGTAGTTGATATCGCGGATCTCGCTCGACGTAAAGATCAACCCGCCGCCGCTCGCGGCCTGGAACCGGTTCGCCTGCGCCATCGCGAGCGTGGCCTTCGCCTTCGCGTCCTCGGTCAGTTCCTCGATTGAGGGCCAGATGCAATCGTAGGAGGGGTTTGAGGGCGTCGGGAGTGCCCCGATCATCTCGCAGCGGGCGTTCAGCGCGCGGACTGTAGGGACCGCGAACTCGATCCGACGCTCGGCGACGCGGTCCCGGAGGTTCTCGTCGTCTTGTGTGCTCGCTAGGTGGGCGCGTTCCGAGCCGATGAGAATGCGCATCGGCAGACCGAGCGTGCCCGCGATCAGTTGGAGAATGGCCATCGCGTTCGGACCGAAGATCGGAACCTGGGAGTTGGCCCCGCCGCCGATCGCGGAGAGCTGTGTCCCGACGGTGCGGAGCCAGCGCCGCGCGCCGTGGAGGTACTCTTCGAGTTGATCGGATTGCGCTTGCTTTGCCTCGGCTCCCATCTTCGCGGCGATTGCAGGGTCGAGATCCGCTTGAATCCCAGGGTTGGCGCGAATCCACGTCGCTTCGGCCCCGCCGCCGACTACCTTCATGAGGTCATCCAGTAAGTTCCAGACCGATCGCAGCCGAGGCTTGCCGTAGACGTTATCCGCGAGACACCCCTCGGCGATGTGGATGATGCGCGAGTGATCTACGGAGAGCGAGATCGACCCCGATCGGACCCCGGTGCGGTAGTCGTAGCCCGGGCCGATGGGTGAGCCGATGGTCGCGAGGTACGTCTCGGGCAGCCCGAAGCGCGGATCGCTGGGGTCCGTGACGACGCGCGTAATCTGCGACCGAGTCTCGTCAAGCGGCGTCAGGTACAGGAGGTCGGCCGCGCCCTTCCGGAGTCGAGTGAGCGGGGTAAGGAGCGACTCGCTTTCATACAACTGGCACCCGAGGAGCAGTGCGCTGTAATGCCCGAGCCCGGCCATGATGTCGGCGCGCATGAGCCGCGAGGGGAATTCCAGCCGTGAGGAGAGATCGGCCCACGCCCCCTCATACTCGGTGATCAGCTCCGGGTCCTCGTCTTCGATGATCGAGAACTCGCCGGACCAGGTAAGGCGGGGGTATGCCTCGACGATCCGCTCGGCGATCCCGCCCCGCTGGTACCGTGACCAGTAGTCGTAGGGGGTTAGGACATTGGCGTACCCGAGGGCCTGGTACATGTCCCGCGCGCCGTTGAAGGAGACACCGTCACGCGGGAGCTGGGTCTGGAAGCGGTTCCCGAAGGAGATGCGGGATGTCAGATCGGAGAGGGCGGAGAGATCCCCGCGGTTCAGGTTGGAACGGGCGGACTCAGGGGCGACAGACGTCGAGTCGCTCAGGTTGCTCGGCACACTTGGCGCTGCACTCTCCCCCATCGTATCGTCGAAAAGGATCACGTACACACGAATAGCACGCTATCTAGTGGTTGTCGAGGGGGGTAGCCACAAGATATTGTGGTGCGAGGAGATGGCTTGACACTGCGCGGGATGGTGTGAAATAGTGAGTGGTAGGTGAAGGATGGTAGGAGACCGGAACAATGCACACACCTAAGCACAGTGAGAAGTCGTTGATCGCCGCTCTCAACAACTTGGAGCGCCGCTGGCCGGATGACTATGCGCTCTTCGACTATTCGGGGCGTCTTATTCTGATTAGGCTAAACGGCGACGGTTCCTTTCCCGATCCGAGCCAGCCGGGGGCCACCAACGACGCCACGATCGAGACCTTCCCGGGGATTATTTCGGGAGGCGGGGACCCTGACTAGAGAGACTTAACTAGAGAGACTTAAATGACGCGACTACTAGAAGGGAATCTTGGCCGAATGAAACCCAAGACAGAAACCGATAATCCCGATCTCCTCACCACCAGCGAGGCCGCAGACTACCTCCGGCTCTCCAAGATCACGCTGGAGAAGTGGCGCCGGGTAGTCGGACAAGGCCCACAGTTCGTGCGGCTGGGTGGGAAGGTGTTCTATCGGCGGGTAAGGCTGGACGAGTTCATCACCGCGCAGGAGTCCAACCAATGATAGGAAAGATATTGCATGTCCTTGCACTCATCCTCGGCGTTCTAGCGTTCCTCTTATCTATCGAGTGTGCACCAGCCAAGGTGGGCTCTTGCGGCGAAGCAAATCAACTCATCCGCATCGTCATCATGGTGGAACTGCTTGCGATTGGATTCGCTGTAATCTTTAAAGAGAAAGGAGATGCCCCATGACAACGACCACTAAATCAGCGCGGCCCAAGTTGACCAAGAAACGATCCACGACGGAGGCGGGGGATGCCGACGCGCTAAAGATCATCCGTCTCCGAGCCGAGAACGTCAAGCGCCTGACCGCGTTCGATCTTCGCCCCGACGGTCAGACCGTGGTCCTCGGCGGGGAAGTAATCGAAGCCAATGACCTCGCAAGACGACAAGCAGCCGAGAAAGTCAAGATCGCAACAGACTCTGAGACCACCCTTGCAGCTGCCACAGATCCGAGTCACGAAGCTCCGTGAAGAGCTAACACAAGCCGAGGGACATCGGGACGGAATCGCAATCATCGCCAAGAATACTTGTGTAATCGCCGACAAGGAAGTCGAGAAGACCTCGCGGCTCGTAGACCCCGATCTCGCCCCGATCGAGGCTGCCCTGCGCGGTGCGGAGGAGCTGAATCGGAAGGTCCGCGCTGCCGCTCATCGTGCACAGATCGCAGCCTCCGTGGACGGTAAGCGCGAGGAAGTAGCGGCGCTTACTGCGGCGATCGCGGATCTCGATACCGAGCGCGCGGAAATGCTCGCCGCCGCCGAGTTCCCGGTGCCGGGGTTAGGGTTCGGCGCGGACGGGTCGGGCGTGACGTTGAATGGAATCCCCTTCGAGCAAGCGAGCGCCACGGAGCAGTTGATGGTCTCGCTCGCGATGGGCGCCGCGCTCAACCCTCGGCTGCGAGTGCTGCTGGTGAAGGACGCGAGTCTACTGACCGCGAGGAACCGGGCGGTACTGATCAACTGGTGCGAGAGAGAGAACATGCAGGGGTTTATCGAGCTGGCCGGGGAGGGCGGAGAGGTGACAGTGGTAATCGAGGACGGGGCGGTGCGTGATAATGGAGAGGAACGCTAATCCCGCGATTTTTGAGGGCCGCATTGCAATGAGACTGAGAGAGGAGAAAGAGACCCCTATGATTGCTCCGTCGGATACTGTTCTAACGGCTCCACCTACCATTCCACTGCTCATGATCACCTTCCCTCGTGGCACTGTGCGGTACATGCCCGACTTCTCGGTGTGGTTCGATGGCGGCCCATGGTGGCCGCGAGAAGTCGGGCTCGCCTACGAACTGATCGGGAGGTACAAAGACTTCGACAAGGAGTTCAATCGCCCGGGAAGAAAGGGAACAGAATGAAAATCATCTTGGCCCTAAGCCTTTTCGCGGCGACCCTCGCAGTGGCTCTAAGCGGCTGCGGTGCGACTGACGCCGCGCCACCTGCGGATATCGCGAAGCATCTCTCGTATTTCCGCGACCCGAAGACCGGTCTGTGCTTCGCGGCGATCGGCTCGTTTACGTATTCCGGGTATACGGTGACATCGATTGCGGCAGTGCCGTGTGCGGCGCTTGGGTTTCGAGAACAGAAAGGAGAGCTGTGCCAATGACTGTTGCCAGAATCCCTACACCCCTCATGTCCGCGACCGACGCGATCAGCTATGCGATCGAAGCGTGTACTCGGCGCTCGCTCCCGCCCGGCAAGGTGCTGAGCGAGGAGTCGTTAGCGATGCTGAGCCCGGAGGCGCTGAGGTACTTCGCGCGGGTAGGCTGGATGCACGAAACGAACCACAAGTTGACGGATGATAGGCGCGGGCCGACCGAGGAGCCTAATGAGAGCGTTGTGCTTGGTTCGTCGGCCCGTGCCCCTCGTCCTGGCCGCCACCCCATTGACGGGCGAAACCCGTTCGGAATCTGGAAACCCTTGGAAGGCATCCGCATCCAAGGCGCAGATGGGCTACTGAAGCGGCTCCTGGACTTCGACCGCGCGGACCTCGACAAGCTGGCGACCGACTGTGCCGCGCAGGAGACCGGCTGGGGGAAACGGAAGCGCTGGGCGGAGGCCGCGAAGGAGGCGATCGGAAAGAATAAGCGAGCCAAGAAGGTGGAAGAGCTGGCGTCGACGGATGTCGAGCGGCTCGGACAGCTCGCGGCAGAGGCATGGAAATAGAAAACATACGGCGTCGAGAATGCCCCTGAGATTCAAACTACGGCGTGGCGTCGCAATATATCGAAGTGGGTTATGTGATCGAAACACACTGTGAGAGAAAGAGAGATAACCTCATATGCGAACGAAGAAAGCAACCGTCGCACTGGCACGTGAGACCGAATCCGTCTTTGGCCGTACCGAGGACCAATGTGAGAGCGATTCTTCCACTGGTGCAATCGCTGCGGCCGAGGTTCGCCTTGAGATCGACCGGCAGTATGGCTTCTCCCGCTATCGCGACCCAGTAACCCAGGCCCTCGGTCTCCTCGCCTCGGAATGGGAAGGCATGCACAAGGCGTGGCAGGGAACCGCAGCGCGAGCCTTGATCGCCCAGAAACGCGACAAGGAGACAGGAGTCGCGTCACGAATAACCGCGATCCTTGTCGCCTATCGAGATGAGCTACGAGAGTTGCGCGATGGAGACCGAGCAAAATATCTAGAGCGCGAGCTGAAAGCCCACGTACTGTATCCTTGGCTCAAGTCGCACCGTGGATGCCCGAAGAGCGTACATACCGCGCGAGTGATCTCGATGATCGGGGACCCGCTGCGGTTCCCGGGACGGCAGTGCGAGAAGTGCGGAGGGTATCTCGCGAGTGATCATGAGGGTGTCTGCAATCAGAGAGTGAAGGAGACGACCGCCGTCAATCGCGCTGAGGTCGAACATGGAGCTGGCAGTCTTCCCTTTCGTAGTGAGCCCAACCCAGCCGCCGAGATCATAGAGGCTGAGATCGAGAATATGCGTGACGGCTGGGTCCTCTGCGGCGGTACTGTCGGCGCTCCTCGCCTCGGTACCGGCACCCGCGCTCTCTGGCACTACTTCGGGCTCCACGTCGTTGAGGGGAAGCGCCCACGGCACCAGCGCGGGCAGCAGTCGGACTGGAAGGACGAGGGATACACGGCGCTGCTACAGCCTGACGGGATCGCCGATATGGTGATACGTCAGAAGTGTGAGCCGTGGTACGGGGTTTATGTCGCGACGAAGGAAAGGATTTGTAAGGAACGCGGCGTCGAGCAGAACGCTGAGAGCGAGAGATCTGGTGATGCCGAGCTAGGGACCGATCAAGCCCTTGAGAACGAGAGTCCGCATGGTCCCAAGTTCACTCGGATGCATGCACACAAGATCGGGCGGGTAGTGCTGGCGAAGGCGTTCGTCGGCGATCTGCTCGCGGAATGGAAGAGACTGGTTTCGGCGCATTGAGCCGCGGGTTGTGATCGAGTACTCGACTAGTGCGCCGCGGCCAGACGTGTCGCAAGGTTAGATGCGAGCGGGCTACCTGTGGGCATCGGGTAGCCCAGTCCTCGAATAATCAGGTGTGATCGACGCTCGCCATGAGGAGGGGCCGGACCGTAAAGCGTATTGCGATCGAATTGCCGAATGAGAAGAAGATAGAGAGAAGGTCGAGTCGTCATCTGAGATCGGATTGATCCCTGGCCGTCTTTCTCTTTCCTGCCTCTACAGATCACCATACCGCGTAATCCGGGTACTCATCCTCGGACGGCGGCACGATAAATGCCAACATCACGGCATCCGCCCGGTCTGGGCTTCGGGCGTCCTGTCGCACTTCGCGAGTGGCAACTGTCGAGTCCTTCTTACTGACGATCAGCTCTTTGCCCGCCGAGGTCGGCTTGCGCTTGATATTCGCGAGCTGCGCCGCTAGATCATCATCGTCAGGGTCGATATCGATGTCCCCGGTCTCGAATCGCTCCCGCAGTCCCCAGTACCCCTCAGCGCGGAGATTCGCGTAGTGTTCGGGGTCGATCGCGCGGGCCGAGACGGAGACGCCGCGGACGGGCTTCGACTGTTCCTTGGCGCGGTCGACTAGACCTCGACCGACCCCGATGTAATCGACTTTCGCAATCGCCGCCCCGGTCGAGTCAAGATCGCGGATCAGGTTCCCGCAAGAGATCATGGTGTCCGGCTGTGAGTCCTCGCGGATGATACGGACTACCGGCCCGCGACGATGGGCGATCACGTTCTTGTCCCCGCCTGCGCCGACGTCGACGCCGAGTTCGCTAGGACCGGCAGCGGCGAGTGCGGAGAGATCACGAAGCTGAGCAGCGCGAATCCAAGAGATCGGGATCAGGCCGGATGTAGATTTCTCAGGGAACCGGCCGAGGACTTTTGAGATGTAGAGGGGGTTGTCCTCACCCCACTTTCGTCGCTTCTCCTCGACCCAGGTAGGGCCTACCAGCGCATGGCGGATAACCTCCGGCACTTCCTCGCCTGTGAAGTTCGGGGAATCGAACGCCGAGATCCCAATCACGTTCCATCCAGAGCCCGGTTTGCAGACCGTGCCGAACTCGGTATTCATGTCATCGGGGTTTCCTATCGCGAGGAACTTAGAGTCCTCGTTAGACATAAGGGTGTCAGCCGCCTCCCAGAGAGCAGGAGTAATCCCCGTGGCCTCGTCGAAGATAATGAGAACGTATCGCTGGTGAATGCCTTGAAAGGCGGTTGGCGATTGATCCTGCGGCTTACGGCCCATCGCGATAATCTCTTCGTTGCCGGCCTTCCCCAGCGCCCACCACTCGGTTTGATTGACACGACCGAAGAGATGGCCTTTGGCGTGTGCTCGATTGATCTCCCGCCAGAGGATCGCACGGACCTGCGAGTCGGTCGGGGCCGAACTTATGACAAACGCATCGCCTGGTCTGTGCGCATCTAGCCACCAACACGCGACCCGGGAGGATACCATTGACTTTCCTAAGTTATGGGCCGAATGAACTGCTGTACGGCGATTGTCCCGCACCGAGGCGATGATCGAAGCCTGTTTACTCCAGAAATGTTCGCCGAGTTTCTCGTGAGCCCAAGAGACAGGGTCGGCCAAGTAGCGGGCGCGGGTTGCGTCGGTTGCTGCAAGTTCCGCTTCCTGCGCGCCGGCCTGCGCAGCGCGTGCAGACTGTAGCGTCGGCATCTCCCGCCCCTTCCACCAGACTTCGAGGAGTTTGGTCGCCTCCGGGATCTTGTGCGCGGGGAGAGCGGCGATCTTGGCGATCATCCGATCCCAGGTAAGGCGGTCTGGCGCGGAGAGGGAAGAGGGATCAGGGAGAGTGGTGGTAGCGGCAGGGACGGTAGACGGTGCGGAAGGGATGGCCGGCGTGGCGATGGGAACGGCTGACAGTGCGCTCGTCTCGTGCCTGCGAGACGGGGAACCGGAGAGCGGGGGTTTCACTTAGCGGATCGTAACACGAGGATAGCTACCGATAGGCATTTTTCAAGTGGCGCTCAGCCTTTTCGAATAGCTCGAAGCCTTGAGTGAACATCTCCGATCCGATAGCAAACGAGAGATTCGCCGCAGATCGCCAGCCCCAGCGGGTAAAGATAGCGTAGCAGCGATGCGAGAGGGCGTGAACAGCGCGCATGATCCGAGCCGTCGTTCTGGCCTGTATGTACTCTTGGTATTGCGTCGGATTGCGCACCCCGGAGGGCCAGTTGAGTTTCATTTTAGATCTTCCCCTCTCCCACCACGGCGATCGCGGTCACCAGTCTCGTGTGTGCCAACCCCATGAGCTTGCTCATGGGAACCCCGCGATTCGCGAGCCGCGTAAACGAGAACGCGATCAGCTCCTTGGCCTTCGGTGCGAGCGCGGGACGGAAATACGCTGCCCGCGCCCACCATGCGGACATCGCGGGCTTGTCGTCGTTGTACTGGAGAGATTCGCCGTCCTTGACGCCCGCGACGACGTTGGTGAACTTGGTGCCGTTCCAGGTGAGAGAGAAGATGCGGGTGATCTGACCCGCGACGGTTCCATCACCCGCGGAGAGTTTGAGACCAAGACGCATCATCGTTTCGGCTGTCGAGGCGATGACGTCGAAGGGACGCACACTGCTACCCGTACCGTTAGTCGTACCGGTTACCGGCGCGTTCCCCGTGCGGACTCCCAGCCAGTACACGTTCTCCAGATCGTAGTACCCGACGCTCCACAACTGCTGCGAGTTGAAGGTACCGGCCGCTACCTTGCTCTCCGCCCAGAACGCTTCCTGGTTCCCCTGCCAGTCCCCGATCACGTAGCACTCGCGGATCGCGCGCGTCACAAACTCCTCGAAGATCGCGCCGAAGTCGAGGTCAGTCGCGAGGCTCGTGTGCGCGAGGAATCGGCAGGCCATGATCCACTGATGAGGCTGGCGGCCCGAGACCGAGCCTTGGGTGCGGATGAACGGGATCTGGTTGCGCATCCCGCGCTCGATGAGATCGACGGCGAGGCGGTCCCCGGTCAGGAGATAGTACCAGTAGAGGTTCTCCCAGTACTGGTGCGAGGAGTTGAAGTCGCTGCGGTAGAGCCCGTACCCGTAGGCGGCCTGGCCGAGGTAGAACCAGTGATCCTCGGACGCGGGCGCGCCTTGCAAGATTTGGGTGTGCAGCATCCGCTCGGCCGCGGGGAGCGAGATCTCGTCAATCCATTTGGGTTCGCCAAAGCGGTAGGCTGCATGGACGGCCGAGGTACTGGTGTTCCAGTAGTCGGTCCAGGTGGTGCGCAGGTACAGCTCGTCCCAAGCGCCGGTGCCGGACCCGGTTTCGCCGTCGCCGACGTGGTACTCGCCCCAGTACCGAGGGAATAGACCCCAAGTCATCAAGCCGCTCAAGCCCTCCAGGCCCCGCCAGCGGAGGGTAGAGTCGAGGAGATTGCGAAGCGCGACGTCGTAGGGGACGAGGTCGGGGGCCAAGACTCCAGTAGGGATGGAGCGGACGGCGCCGGAGGTGTAAAGGTACTGAGGATCGACCAAGCCCCGGAGCGGGGCGTTCAGCCCGCGCCAGAAACGCGGCATGTCGAACCCGGGGTCGGATGTCGCGGCGAGAGAGTATTTGACGAAGACCGCCTGGTGGTGGGCGAGCCAGAACTTGTCGGATGCGAGATCGAGTCTTAAGAAGTTGCCGTCGAGGCGCAGGGCCTGTGGCTCGTAGCGGTGCATCTTGCGAAGTGCGACGGCGAGAGAGCCAACCTTATTGCGCGCGAACAGCATGCCGCCGAATGCCGCGGTGCCAGAGACGGTCTTGTCCCCGACGCGCGCGACGTAGGATTGAGGATGCGCAGTCTTGTTACCCTTGGCGTCGGCGTCTAGACGGGTTGGGCGAAGTTGCTGCTCTAGACTCGCGGAGAGAACGCCGGCCGAAGTATCGGCAGTAGCGGTGATCACCGTAGCTTCCGGATAGAGATCGACCGACTCCGGGGCAGCGGACAGTTGGAAGCTCTCACGGATGAGTGTCCCGAGAACCGCGTTCCACGAGCCGTCCTTCTTGACTTCGCTTGAGTCGGCCAGTGTCCCTTCCCAGGCGAGACGCTCCCCGACCTCGACGTAGGACTCGCCCGCGCGGAACTCGTAGCGGCGACGGAAAGAGATCGCGCCGCCGCCGAAGGAAAGGTTGGTTTTCCCCTCGACGACGATGATCGCGACGAGCGGACCGCGGTACTCAATGGTGAGTGCGCGGAGAGAGGTCGAGGCGATGTCAAGGTGCTCGAAGGTGCCGGAGAGCCCCTGAGAGGTGAAGACGGGGGAGCCGTCAGCCAGGCTACCCGCGAGCCCTATGGCGGAGACGGTGTAGCGGGCCACGCCGGTATCGACGGTCAGAGCGCTGGGGCCGGCACCGAGCCCGGCGGCCAGGACGAGCAGGGGACGAGGGGGAGGCGGGTTCGTCCCCTTCTCGACGCCGACGACTAACTCGCAGTCGAGCACACCCTTCGCGGAGATCGAGAGTGAGACCGGGACCGAGACGAGCACCCACTGGATCGCGGTAGGGTTCGCCTTCGTCCGCCACCACGCGGTAGGTCTGATGTCGGCGGGGATGTAAGCACCACCGCCAGCACCAGCGCTACCACTCTTGACGCGGACCGCGAGCCGGGAGACGTCTGTTGCGGCCAGGCTCTCCGCGAGAGGGACGGCAATTGAGGCGTATTCGGAGGAGCGCAAGACGCTCATCGAGTCGGTAATGCGGAAGGGGATCGCGGTAACAGGCAGCGGGGAAGGGGGAGGTGCAGGTAGCGGCGAGGGTACTGGCGGTGGCGGAGAGGGAGCTGGCGGCGGCGGGCTATCTGCCAGTTGCCCTAGTGCCTCGTCCAGCTTTTTGAGGCCCTCGGCGAGGAGAGATTGCGCGCCGATGATGCTATCGCGAATACTCACGGGATTCTGCTCCTGATTGGAAAAGGATCTGCGGCGCCAAGAAGTTCGCCGGCTCTCTCCTCGTAGCCTCGATTGAAAGCATAGTACGGAGGCGTCCATAGATCGAACGGATTGAGCCCAAGCGGACGGGTCGCGATACTAAGGCCAGCCATTCGGGGAGGAAAGATTGTCATAATCGCGCGACCATAACGATAAGCAGCCTGCTCGTGTTTTGTCATCGCCAAACCACGAGGATCGGTCTCGGCTTGCCGTGCTCAGTCGCCGGCAGATCCTCGAAGGCGAAGGCGAGCGGGATCTTCCCGTGACGGTATCGCTGGTAGCGCGTGAAAACACGGAGATGTCCGGAGTCTGCTGCGCAGAGTTCAGCGCCGTTGGAGATGCGCCGAGGGCATCGGCCGGAGATCGTGGCAGAGATGACGTCACCCGCGGCGAGGGAGCGGGTCGCTACTCGTGGCACTCGTGGCATGGTGCTCTCTCTGTCGTCTTTTGCGGACGATCAAGCTCTCGGTACCACAGGATCTCCTCCCACATCCGGTTCACGGTTTGGCGGGTCGCAGCGGTGATCGGTGCGGTGTCGAGTTCGCGAACCGCATCCTCCATCGACATGTAGGTGGGTTCGCGCTCGATTGTTGGTCTCAGGTTCTTCCAGTCGAGCTGCCAGTGGCACGAATGAGCAGTAGCAACGATGGTTCCGCGGATCAAGTAGTTCCACTCTCCGCTTGGAGTGCCCTCGACGCAGAGATGTTCGTGAGGGTATTGGGCTTGGACGACAGAGCGAGCGTCGGCCTCAGAGATGTAGGCGGGACCGGATCTCTTACTCATACACGCGGCCCCCTTCCGGCTCGATCCGAGACGATATAATCCCGAGAGCTTTGACAGCTTTCTCTTCGGCGTCGCTCGATGCCATAGGGAGAGTATAGCGCGCGATGCCCGCTACACCGGAAGAAGGATTCGCGCTTCTCCATTGCCGCGCTCGTCATCCCAGCCCTGTTCCCAGGCGATGATATGGATCGGATCGCAAGGCTCATCGGGATTGGTCAGCATGATGCGTGGAAGACCGTCTCGCGCAGCTTCCCGACCTGCAAGATAGGCGAAGTCGGCGAGAGCGAGAACGAATCGAAGCCAGTCGGACGAGGTGTGCTCCCTATGATCAACCATCTTACTTGCCAATTCCGTTCTCTCTCTGCCAATGCCACGCTGCGAGTAGTCGTTTGCGGTCGCGGATCTCGGCTTCGATGTAGTTCTCTGTTAGATCGGGTTCGCGTCGTAAGTGTTCTCGGTCGTCGTACATAGAGAAGAGAATCTGCGCGACAAGGCGAGTATTTTTCCCGCCGAGTTCTGCTGCAAAGTCACGAAGGTAGGCGTCCTCGTCCATCATAGATTTGATTCTATCTCATTCCTCCGGTAGCTGCCCCGGCTCGACCCCCAACATCCTGGCAAGCGCTGCCTTCGCTGCTGCCGGATCGCTCAGCTCGACCGTGGTTCGCGCTCCGAACCGTTGCTTGTGCGTGACGCCGAGATACCAGCTCATGGTCTTCTGCCAGACCTCGGCGCCCTTGGCGTCCGGTTTGCGGATCTCCCAGAGTGGGGCACCGGAGTCAGGGTCAACGGCTTGGCGCCCGGTTGCCGGATCTAGCTTCGGAATACGCTCTCCGCGAATCATTTGTAGCACTTGTGCGGTATTTTTCTCCGCCATCCCCTCGGCCTGAAGCCGTCTCGCGTGGTGGTACGCGTCCCGGAAACCGGGAGGAGTGTCGTCCTCCTGCCAACGAAGCACCGTGTGCTCGTAGGGCATGCGAGGGTCGGCGCAGATCTGATAGATCATCTCCCCGGAGGCGAGACGGGTCAGGATTTCGTCACCGAGTTCCTGAGTGTAGATCGTCGGGCGACCCTGGAGGCCGGTGCGTGGAGGGGTCGGGGGAGCGCCCGACGCGGGGCGATCAGCGAGGCGATCAGCGAGGCGATCAGGGGGCGGGGAAATAGCCGCTGTGATCCCCCCAGGAAGCATGCCGAGAGACGCAGGACGATCGGCTAGCGGGTGCGGCTCAGGCTCGGGAGTTCCTGCCCCCTTCATGAAAAGAGCTGCACCGTCCGGGTCATCTCCGCTGCGGAAACCCGGTCGAGGGGCTGCGGAGATCGTGACCGTGGGGGGTTTCCGCGGTTTGCCGTTGCGGTTCGGGCGCTTGCCGCCCTTGGGTCCGAGCTTAGGGGCCATCTAGGGGAGAGAGTGTACCACAAAGCTCTCCCGCCGAAGCTCTCGTCTGTTTCCTGGATTTTAGGTGCCCGTAGCCGCGGCTTGCACGCGCCAGTAAGGCACATCCTCCCAGCGCGGCGGGGTCGTGAGACGAGCGGCGCCCGCGTCAGGGGCGGAGACGATCCCGTAGCGGAGGATGTCCCCACGATCCCGTAGCGGAGGATGTCCCCAAGATCGGGCTGAACGCTCTCGATCGCTTCTTGGAGGAGCCCGGGGTGCGCGATGCGATTGCGCATGTCACGATTGACCTCGACGACGTAGAAGAGACGAGCGTGGTCGTGGTTGTGGTCGTGGCTCATACCGCCTCCGTGTACTTGAGCGCGACGGTCTCGGCGGCGACGAGGAGCGGGGTGCCGGCGTGGATGAGAGCGAGGATCTCGGGGCGAAGCTTACAGAGATTCATCATGTTGATGGGACGGCACTGAATCGCGTGACGGATCGCGGCGTCGATGGGGTCTGGGGTCTTGCGAGTGTTGGTTCTCATTTGCGTGCATATCTCCTTTCGATTGGGTTGCATCGTTAAACGACGATCTTGAGTGCGATCCGCTGCTCGTGAGCCTTGCCGAGGAAGTACCGAGCCTCGACGAGCATTCCCATCTTGCGG